TTAATCTAAGTTTGTGAACAAAAGTTTTTCTCTTAATTCATCAATCTCGGCTTTCAGAAGTTTGATACCTTCGATTGCCAATACCGACATCTTAGAATAATCTACCTCTTTAACCAGGATATAAGTTTCTCCATCCTTTTCTACCTTTTCGAAGGCTTCAGGATTAGGAACTGTTTCAGGTTTAACCTTATTCTCAGATACTAATTCTGGGAAATATTTTTCGATTGTCTGAGCAATTGTACCTATATCGTGATTACCACGAATCATAAATGAATCCGTAGGTATAGAGCAGATTTCATCGAGAGTGTGTTCCAAAGGTTTAATGAAAGTCTTAAGTCTTTCGTCGGATTCTTTCCATAAACCAGAAGGAGCAGATACCTTCTTAAAGATAATCTCAGCAGTAGTACCCAACCCCAACTGGTCTCTTGTTACTCCATGAGGATTACTCATGTTCTGCATGTGAGTAGTAAGATTGGTTTGAGCATTGGTACCTGCAGCCTTAGCATCTGCAATAGCAGTAGCTTGAGCAGTAGATACTGGTTTATCGGCATCAGATGTATTATTAACATTACCTAATCCCACTTGAGCTTTAGTTACTGCATGAGGGTTAGATTTATTACCGATATGAGAATCTACTTTGGCATTTACAGTAGTATCTGCCTGAGCTCTTGTGGCAGCTTCATCTGAAATTAATCCTTCTATTCGGGTAATCTCACCTTTTCTGTCATTGACTTCTTTAGTGATATTATTCTGAAGAGTAGTATCTGCACCTCTTAATTCTTCAGCAACTAATTCAACTGCAGCTTCAAGGTCAGTTCTTACTTGAGTATCTGCAGCTTTTCTATCTGATACCTCTTTATTGATAACAGTAGTGAGTTCTGTTTTAGCAGCAGCTATTGCAGTATCCCTATCTACTACCTCTTGAGCAATGTCATCTGCCAATTCTCCTTGCAGAGCATTAATAGCAGCTTCTCTTGCAGTAGTCTCATCAGATATCTGTTTCGGTAATGTAGTGTCCAACTTAACCTTATCTGCAGCAGTCATAACACCTGCTTTAGCAGAAGTAGCAGCAGGGATGTCTAAACCTTGAATACCGGTACCATCCGATTTCTCATAATTTACTGTAACCTTAGATGTATCTGTACCAACATTAGTCAATCGTATAGGATTAAAAGCCTTAAGAGCATTAAGATTATCCGTAGTAGTTTTACCTTTTCCACCATCATAGGCAGTACCAGTAATCTCTCCAATTACTACTCCACCTGAAACAATCAATGACCAAGTAGTACCAGTCCATCTAAATTGATAACCTGGTTCTCCAGTAGTTACATTCTGATAAATCTTTCCTGCCTCTCCCGTTATTGGTGTATTATGGTCAGCATCTGCAAAGAGAGCGATATTAGAAAGATCTCCAGTAGGAGATTTATCGTATGTTGCATATACATCAATTACATCATCTACGTATGAAGGCAATTGTTCAGCAGGTACCTTACCATTTTCATCCAGAGAAGCTAATCCACTAGCTTGTGCCTTGGTTGCAATGAAAGCATCTAAGGAATCCTGAACTCCTTGTATATCCTCGGTTAATTCCGTTTTCAAGGCAGCATCTGCTTCTGTTCTTGCAGTTACCTCATTATCAATTCGAGTACCCAATGCAGTATCAGCAGCAGTTCTATCCTGAACTTCCTTATTGATAGCCGTAGTTAACTTCGTATCTAGGGCAGTATCTGCAGCTTTTCTGTCTGATACCTCTGTAGCTATAGAAGTTTCTAAAGCTGTCTTTGTAGTTTGGATTAATTCCTTGAGTTCAGTTTCGAGGTCTCCCGTATCAGAATCTAAAGCATCAATCAAAGCCTTCAAAGCTTTACCCTGTTCTGCACTTAATGGTACCTTATTTCCACCGGCAGTTAAATTATTTACTACATCGCCTTCGATAAGAAGTTTACCAGCTCTTACGGTAGAGATAGACCAAGCACCTTGAGCAGTTCTCTTGAACTCTCTGTAGAATTCCATACCTGCCAATTCATACATGAATCTTAAAGTAATGGCACCAGTAGTAGGACCACTAAGTTGTAAACTCAATCTGAACTGTTGATAGAAATTATTACCTGTATCCACCAATATATAAGGACGGTGTGTAGTGTTATTTGCAATCTCATTAAGCAATTCATCAGTAAATACTGCTGCAATCTCTTCTGAGGTTGCCGAAGCAGATATATTGAAGGCTGCTGCCGGGATAATAATTGGTTCTAATTGAGCATCAAGTTTTTTCAAAGAATCAACTACATCAACTGAACCGCCCATATAATTCGTATCAGTAAGAGCTGGCATTCCCAAATCATTGGTAAGACCTACTGCAGCTTTTACCTTATTGAATTTAGAATCAGCATCTGCTTTATCGACTTCAATTCGTTTTTGTACTTTACCAAAAGCTGCCGAAGTAGTATCTGTTACCTTTACATCCAAATCTGCAGGAGTAGTACCGGTTGCCTTTACATAGCCATCGAGTTTGATATCAGTACCATTAAGTACTGGATTAGAATCCAAACGATGAGTATTGATAGTATGAGCATTGGTAGCATCAATATTATCCTGCAAAGTAGTATCGGCTTCAGTACGGGCAGTCTCTTCAGCATCAATATTATCCTGCAAAGTAGTATCTGCAGCTTCCCTTGCATCTTCTTCATTATCGATACGAGTACCTAATTCATTGTCGGCATTGGTACGGTCTGTAACTTCTTTATTGATACGAGCATTCAGACGAGTATCTTCTTGAGTTCTTGCATACTCCTCGGCATCAATATTGTCTTGGAGAGTTTTGTCAGCAGCTTTTCTTTCTGCAATCTCAGTATCGATACGAACTCCCAGTGCATCATCAGCAGCAGTTCTTGCAGCTTCTTCTGCATCCAAAGCATCTTGAAGAGCCTTATCAGCAGCTTTTCTTTCTTCCCTTTCTGTTCCCAAGTCTGCAGTATTCTGGTCGATTTTACCTTCTAACCGAATATCTTCTGCCTTACGAGCAGCAATCTCGGTTTCAAGTAAAGCCTTAACTTCCAAGTAAGAACCAGAAATGTTATTCTGAATACCTTGAATCAATTCCAAGTTTCTTTGGATATTGGCAGCATTCTGAGTAATAAGAGCATCTTGATTATTTGCTCTTGCCAACAATTCAGTACGAGTTTCAGTAACATAAGTTCTTAAATCCTCTACTGTCTTAGTCAGAGTTGTACTCAGAGTAGTAAGCTTAGCATCTAAAGCAGCATCACCTTCAACTCGTTTTTCAGTTTCTGTCTCAATCTTCGTAGTTAACTCATTTAACTTCTGAGTCATAGTTGTTGCGAAGTTGGGGTCATCACCAAGAGCCTTGGCAATTTCCTCAAGTGTATCCAATACACCCGGAGCAGAACCAATGATTTTCTGGATTGCAGCTTCTACTTCAGCTTCGGTTTGGAATCCTGAATCATTCAGAAGTTCAGAAACTTTAGTTATATAATTAGCATGTTCTTCAATACCGTTAAGTTTATTCAGAAGAATATCGGTAAAGTCGTTTGAAGAAAGTACTTTGCCATCTACTTTATCTACCTTCTTAGATTCAAGACCTTGGATAGCAGTTGTACGATTAGATACTTCTTGGGCAATTTTATTATCTAATAAGGTATCTGCATTGGTACGGTCTGTAACTTCTTTATCGATATTTACCTGAAGAGCAGTATCACCTGCTAAACGAGCATTAGCTTCATCGGAGATATCCTTAGATAAGCCATTTACTTCGTCTTTATGATTTGCTATTGCAGTATCCAAATTGGCCTGTATAGCATTCTCTCTAGCGGTTGCTCGGTCTTTCTCAGTATTGATTGCTGCCGTGTTAGCTTCTACCTTTGCTTTGACTTCATTTAAACCTGCAGTAGAACCAGTCTCCAAAGAATCAATTCGGTCGCTTAAAGTTTTATCTGCAGCTTCCCGGTCTTTAACTTCTTGAGTAACCTTACCTTCTACTCGAGTAATCTCAGAAGAAGTTTGTTGGCTCAAGTTAGATATCTGACCTTCAATCTTTGTTTCCAAGGCAGTATCTGCAGACTTGCGGTCTCCAATTTCCTTATCCAGGTTTACTTGAAGGATTTGGTCTGCTGCCTTACGTTCAGTTGTTTCTGTACCCAAAGCAATGTTGGTAGTATCAATACGAGAACTCAGATTACTGTCGCCATTAGTACGGTCCACAATTTCCTCATTAACCATATCCTTAACTTCTTTGTAGTTATCAGCAATGGTTTTATTCATGGCAGTGATTGCCTCAGAGTTCTTTGTGATATTTGCTTGGTTAGTAGCAATAGCCGTAGTATTAGCATTTACCTGAGCAGTCAATTCGTTCTTAACCGTATTGATAGCATCCTGCATTGACAAAGCCAAATCCGAAACTCTCTGAGTAAGAGCAGCAATATTATTGGTATGGGTTTTATCTGCTTCCTTTCTATCAACAGTTTCTTTGTCGATATTTGCCTGCAAGATAGCATCAGCATCTTTACGGTCTTGGATTTCTTTTGCCAGGTTATCTTTAACTACTTGAAGAGCAGTATTTCCAGTAGCAGCCGAGTTATCTACATACTCTTTAAGTTCTTCCTTAAGAGCAGTATCTGCTTCAATTCTTGCGGTTTCTTCATCAGTTATATTTGCCTGGAGGGCTACATCAGCAGCTTCCCGGTCTTCAATCTCTTGGTTTACCTTTTCTGTGATTGCTGCCAACTTCTTCGTGATAGTTGAAGCAAAGTTGGGGTCATCCCCTAATGCTTTAGCAATCTCTTCCAGAGTATCAAGTACTTCTGGTGCAGAACCAATAATCTTTTCGATTGCTGCCTCTACTTCGGCTTCAGTCTGATAACCAGCATCATTTGCCAATTGTGATACCAAGGTAATGTAATTAGCATGTTCCTCGATTCCATTCAATTTAGCAAGCAAGAGATCTGTGAAATCATTCTTGGTTAAAGAATAACCTTCTCTTTTATCTACCTTCTTGGAATTAAGGTCGGCATCTGCAGCAATACGAGCTTCCTTCTCTGCTTCAATAGCAGCAAGTACATCGGACTTATCACCATCAGTCTTTTCACTTAAGGCAGTTATCTTCTGGTCAAGGATTTGGTCCTGAGCAGTACGAGTTGCAGCTTCAGAATTAATATTAGTCTGAAGAACCTGGTCTGCAGATTCCCGAGCTTGAGCCTCTTTATCAATGTTTACCTGGAGGGTATTATCTGCATTGGTACGGTCTGTAACTTCTTTGGTAATTGAATTCTGAAGAGTTTCATCGGCAGCTTTACGATTTACTACCTCATCAGAAAGTTTACTTTCTAAGGCAGCATCACCAGTTTGACGATTAGTGATTTCTTCAGTGAGTTTCAACTGAATGTTTGCATCTGCATTTGCTCTCAATTGGGCTTCTGCAGCAATGTCTTGTTTGAGCTCTGCCTTATCATTGATATGCAATGTATTCAGTTGGTGAATACTTTCTGATAAAGCATCGTCAGCCGTTTTACGAAGCTCAGCTTCTTTATCTACCAAGTCTTTAGCATATGCCTTAGCTTCTGCCAATGAACCCGTAGTTTCATTTCTGAGGTCTGCAATGTCAGCAGTATTCTTATTGACTTTTGCTTCTATCTTATCTATCTTATTGATAAGGTTAGTAACTGCAGTGTCGATTTTATCATTAAGTAAATCCACTGCCTTAATGAAATTAGAGTTAACCTCACTAATTTGGGTACTCAGTTTCCCTTCCTCCTCCTTAGCTCGGTTAACTTCATCTGTCAGTGCATTACGTAAATCCGTTAATTTGTTGGTAATTGTAGTAGCAAAGTTGGGGTCATTTCCCAATGCTTCTGCCAATTCCTTTAATGTATCAAGTGCATCATCGGCACCATCAATCAAATCACTGATAGCTTGTCTTACCTGTTCTTCAGTTTGGAACTTAGTATCATTCTCCAACTGAGAAAGCTTAGTGATGTAGTTTGCTCTTTCTTCAATGCCTTCCAGTTTCTCTTTGAGTTTATCCGTGAAGTCATTTTTAGATAAGTCGTATCCTTCTCTCTTATCTACCTTATTGGCAATAGAAAGAACGAATGCCCAGAACTCATTAATAGTTCCAGCAAACCCAGCCTTTACGAAGTCATCAAAATAACCTTGTAAAAGTCTTTGGTCAATTTCTTCATTTGTGTAATACTTACTTACGTACATATTGTTATTATTTTAAGGATTGATTACTTACTTACCACAGAAGAAGTCAGAATTCTTATCTCTGAATGGTTCTCCTTCTTTTCCACAGAAGGCATTCATTGGAATATCTGGATGTTCTGGGTCTGGGTCTCCCCCGTCTTCAATATCACCTCTGATTATTGCATAATCTGGAAGTTGATTGATACGGAATTTTATCACCTGGCCAATACCCGGATGAGGTATTATCTTATCCCAAACTTCTCCAAAGTAATCTTGAAAGCAAGTAACAAACTTACCTCCAGTCATAGACTGGAATGTGGTAACGTCTAAATTACTTTTCTTACTTTCAATATGTACTCCAGATGTACCGTTCAAGACAATCAGGTTACTATCAAACCAAATACCGTTTCCGGTATTAATTGGTTTCCATCGTAACATTAACATCTTTGCCATATACTTTTCAATTTTATTCTACGAATTGTATTTTGGTATCTCGGTCCCTTTTTAGGATAACCATGAAGACTAATGCTTCATCCTTGGCCTGAGCAACTTGTGTATCTCCAGAAGGTTTATAAGTAATACCATTAATTACGAACCTATCTTCAGACCAGTTAAAATCCCAATAGCCTTCTGGAGTTAAATGTCCCAGTTGTTCTATATATGATTTAGTAACCAGTATTGATAAATTCTCATCATCGAGTTCTCCAGTTACTGTTGCCTTATTAATAGGCCAGTTTCTGAAGGCATTGTAATAACATAATGCCTCGATTGGTATATTATAATATTTAGGGATTTCATCTTCTCCATGACTTAGGAGTTGATTTACATTCTTTGCCCAAGTTATAGTTTGCCTACCAGCATCTATATCCAAGAAATCATTTATAATCTTCTTGTATCTATCCCAAGACCGGTTCTTAACCAATCTATGAGGAGTCTTGGTCATCGTTTTCTAATTAAGGTTCTACCATTACGTTTTACTGGAGAGCTGGGGTTTGGCCCATCTATTAATCCAGGTCTTCTTCTGTCTACTACTCTTGGAACTACTACATGACTTGATTGGTCACAGAATGGTAAGTAGATTTCCAATCGTCCAGCTAACATACAAAGGTTTTTTCTTAACTCGTCTATGATACCACCAGGTTGCATTGCTTGAGAAAATGTTTTCCATAGGGAAGATGTTGCATCGGCAAGTGTATCATAGTACTGTACTTCAGTAGGCCCAGTTGTGATTTGTTTGATTCTATCACCTCGAGCTTGTTCCGGTTTAGAAGAACCATCACCAACTTGTTCTTTGGTTGAAGTAAGTTGACTTAGGTATTCTCCTGTACTTGTTAATAAATTAAGGAGCTTAACATTGAGATAATCCCATGCTGCCAATTCCATAATTAATTGGTTTTCTAGAGCTTCATACATTAACTCATCATTATATTTATCCAGTGGGATAATATGATTTACTAGCGGTTGGATATATAACTGCCATTTAGTTATGTACATTGCTTTCTCTTCTGATGACATACCATCTGAGATTTCTGAAGGAATGTAATAATTGATTAGATTATATATACTATCAGTTAATGTAGTTTTGGACTCGGTATTTACAATTATGGTTTTAGTTGCATTTAAGTTAAGTCCTTCGGAGTTCGTTATGTTCAACGCTACTGTATAGAATCCGGACTTTTCATAAGTATAAGTAGGTTGTTTAACATCATAAACGGACCCCTTATCATCACCAAAGTCCCAGTCAAAAATGGCCTTGGCTGGGACTTTGGTTAATACTCTAAATGAAACTTCCAGACCATTCGCAATAGCTACAAAGTCTAGATTGTCCATGGTATCTTATTTTTTAGATTCTTCGAACTCTTCCAACAGAACCTGAATCAGAGTTTCAACTGTATCACCTTTGTCGGCAACAATTTCGTGACGAGCAGCGATAAGGGTTGCTTCTTCGAGAGTATAGGCTTTGGCAATCTTTTTGATTTCCATACCTTTTTCGAACTGAGCATTCAGTTTCTTTTCCAACTTATCGATGTCATCATTGGAGTATTTGTCGACAGCTTTCTTATCAAGAACCAAACGCAGGTGACCTGAATTCAAAGCCATCTGAATCTTTTTAGTTCTGTACTGTCGAGCACTCAATCCTTTTTCTTCTCCTCTACAAATTGTAATACCTGTAGATTGGTCATGGAAGCTGTAAGCTTTAGCACCTACAGTTACTTTATATTTATCCATAATTTTACTAAGTTTTTAGATGTTTAAAATTAGGGGTAGGTCCTCGCAAAACCTACCCCATCAAGAAATGGAATTATTTGTAAAATAAACCAGGTGTATTATTACTCAAGGTTAACCAAGAGATACGGGTCAATGTTCATAAATTCGGGGAATCCAAATTCTGAGAACTTCTTCTCTGCAGACAGAATCAATGCAGCATCCTGATACATCTTAGAGAAGCCTGTAGTCAGAGTAGCATAGATTGCCTGAGTCTGATTTGATACAATTCTTTCTGATTCAAGCATCAACTGTTTTGCAGTCAGCTTAATCAAAGCAGCAGTTGTATCAATCAACAGCAAACCTTGGTCAGGTGTTCCCGGGTGAATGTAGAAGTTAGCATTCTTAGGTACCGGAGACTTCACATTCAGTGTAGCTTCAGTTGTACCAGAATGACGTTCTTTGAATTCCGGCAAGTTCAGCATTTCGATTGCCTGGTCTTCACCACCAATCATAGTAGTAAAGTTACGTCCCATACGAGCAGCTCTTACCCAGATATGCAGCAAATCTTTGTAAGTGATACCATTCGTAGTTTCGTATACACCGATAACCGGAGCAGATTCTGAACCATCTGGTTTGTTACCATTGATAACAACATCCATGGCCAGAGTATCCATTGCATAACCGAGCTGAACACCGAAGTCACGAAGGTAGATTGCCAATACATCAAGAGATACGTAGTTACGAACTTCATCAGTAAGTTTGAATCCCTTACCAATTTTGAAGAGACTTACTGATTTCTGTCCAAAGCTTACATCTCCCAATGGGATAGTTTCTGCTTCATTAACCTTTGCAGGAGCAGCATCGGACATGTTAATCATCGGCATGATTGCGCTAAGACCACTGATTGACTGGTCAGAAGCAATAATCTCCGGATAGAACGGAGCCTGGCGCATACCAAGAGTGATGGCAGAACGAATGATTTCCGGAACAATCCAACGAACATCTTGCTGAGGCATTGTGAAGATGTTTTCCATTGTGTCGATTTTCGGATTGATATCCAACTTCTCGAACAATTCATCTTGGGTAATACCCCATTTACCAGTGGTAAGTTCACCTAATGTGATGTCCACAGGTTTCTTGTTCTGTGAACCTTGACGGTAAGCATCCAACTGCTGTACCATTTGAGGAAGTTCTTTTGCGAAGTCTTCTCTCTTCAATTTTGAAATATCAACTTTTTCCATGTTTCTTCTTCTCTTATTTAATAAGTACTTGAATTACCTCGTTTGCCTCATCTGCAGGTATGATGGCAATGAAAGGTGTAGCATCTGTTGACTGATTTGCTTTTACAAATCTGTCGTTCAGCAAGTCACCAGAGGGAACTACATATCCTGCTTTTAAGTCAGCAGCATTAGATACCCAGTTACAAATCATGTAACCTTCTACAGCAACAGTTACCTCTACTGGGAATTTGTTCTGTGCCTGGTAAGCAGGATTTACATTGTCGGTTACTGCCACTCCGATATATACCTGAGTAGATTCAGTGTAAGGTTCAATTAAACCGTCTTCTCCAAGAGCTACCGGCATACCTTGCAAAATTGTTTCACCATCTTTTACACAGAAAGCTTGGTGCAATTTGTGTGATTCACTTTTGTAAATCACCGCTCTTGGGGTCTTTTCCCCAAACAGCGTCATTGGCTGGTCTTTGTTTACGATTTTAGTCATAACAGTGGTATTTATCGATTATTACTTGAATTTCTTCTTGTACAAGTCTTCAAGGGTTTCCGAAGTAGACTTGGCTTCTGCATTTGAAGTAGTTGCAGGTTTCTTGGTTTTATCCTCATTGTCATTCTCTGCAACAGAAGAAGCACGGCTTACATCGTGAGAACCACAGCTTGCACATACCATTGGGAATTTTTCTTCCAGACGACTCTGATAATCCTTAGTCAAGGAGATAAGAGTAACGATGCCAGTAGTTTCGGCATTCAACATTGTAACAATAGTTTCATCGGCTTTGTCACCCATCAGCTTCTTGTAAGTAGCAACGGCATCTTCACGGAGAGAAGCAATATGATTCTTTCCTACAGTTGCCATTTCCTTCAAGTTTGCAACTTCTGCATTCAGATTGGTAATCTGTTCTGTAAGAGAAGATTTCTCTGTAGTAAGATTATCTACCGTTGTCTGAAGACTGTTTTTGGATGATACCAAGCTTTGAATACAAGAAATAACTTCTTCCTGAGTCATTTCTTTACCTTCTGCAAGAGATAACATATTATCTCCGAAAAGCTTTTCTAAAAATTCTTGCAATTCTTTGTTCATATTTTCTTTATTAGGATTATGATTTTCTTGGGTACCATTATCATTAAAAGAATCTGGAGTATTGTCCTTTTCTTGGAATGAGTTGAAGTCTGTTTTGTAGTCAGTAAAGAAGTACTGTTTGGACTTGTCATCCCGATATTCCTCATAAGAAGACCAGGTTCTTTTTGCAAAGGTTGGATTAATGATTTTACCATCTTCACCAATCTTTTGAGCAAAAGAATCGGCTCCATGAGATACCAGAGATGTTTCCATATAACGAACTACTTCAGTAACTACTCTACGAATCATTTCACCCTTAGAGTCATAAGTACCAAGCTTTCGGTAGAATTCACCATCTTCCATTCCTGGGTGTGATTTATCCCACTTAAACTGTACTGTTACCGAGTTACTATGAATTGAAGGAGGTTCCATAAGAATACCTCTAGCAATTCTTGGGTTAGCTTTACCATCAATCTTCAAAATACCGTTGATACCTGCAGGTATAGTAAAGCTTCCATCCTTATAAGACTCCTGCCACATTACTTGAGATACAGCTCCAATTGCATTACCAATATTTGTTTCATGGTCGCAATTTACTGTTTGCCCGAGTAACAGTTTCATGGAAGCCTTAAGTACTCCATTCTGACTAAAGTCAGTAGGATTCCAGTTCTTGGATACAATCGTTTCAGAAAGTAACCTAAACATTGGTTCTATGAACTCTTCGTCCTTCGGAGTAAGTTCCGATTTATCAAGGTTTGGATAATAGGTATTATAATCTATATCTCCTCCCCAAAATCCAAATTGAGCAATGGTATCCGGTGTCGGAGTCTTCCATTTGTAATAATTCTCTGAGAAAGCCTGGGCTCCAACTGCTTCTGGGATATACCCAGCCATAATGGTATGACCCTGGCCAATCACCATTGAATCAAGATGCTCTTTGTTTCTTTTAGTAAATTTACTCATCTTGCTTTTGTATTTTGGTCTCCACGAGATGGAGCCGGATTAGTTTTATCTCTTGACCTACGAGCAGATTGATTTTTATCATCTTGCCTTTGCTTCTTCTTAGTTCCTTCTTGAGGGTCTAAGTTACCGCCTTTAGCAAATTGGTCCTCAAGTGAAACTCTTGGTTCATTCTCATCAGGAGAATCATAACCCATTGCCCAAGCATATTGGTCTTGGCTAATGATACCAGCCTTATATAATAAATCCAGGTTTTGGATTTTATACTGAAGACCTTGTTGAACCTTAACTTCATCAGAGATAGTTGAAGTTCCCCATGATATCTTTATTCCCTTATTATCAAAGCCTGCCAGACGCAGTTCTAGAGAATAAAGAAAATCCAATACATAAGTTACAAGCATTTGGATATTTTTTAACTGGCTGATTAATTTAGACAGCATTATACCCGTTGCTCCCTCTCCCGTTGTTGAACTAACTCCAATAAGGTTTCCATTAACTCCCAAACCATTTGCAACTGATTGCTGATTCATGTTCCAGGGTTTCTCAATATTACCAAGCTCCTTGGTAGTTGAATTGAGTTTAAACTCATGGTCATCAATATAACCAGTTACTATTCCGTCCTTCATGCCATTACGAAGATTTCTTTTCAAATCCTTTAGTGTACGTTCAAGACGATTCTGGTAAGCTTGTAAGCTTTCATTAGGATTCTGGTCTGGTTTAGTCATCTTAGCTTCCAAGAATCCTACCATACCAACCATCTCCATTATGTGTTTGAAGTTAACCTTCATATCATGTTGACCTTTTAATGAATCCAATGCTGCCATAAAAGGAGGAATCCCATAAGGTTCATCGGTATCATTAAACATACCAGCATACACATAAGTTTCTGGGTTTAGTTTGATATAATCTTGGTGCTTAACAAAGTAATTCTTATTCCTCTGGTAAGGAGAATATACTCCATTGTTCTCCCTTTTGAAAACAATGTTCTCTGGTCTAAGGAATAAGACTGTATCTAAACCTTCTAGCCTATCATTTGGAACTCCTTCAACAGATATAGCTCCACTAACAAGGCATTGTACAATCATCTTATTAACTAGACCGTCTATACCAGCAGTATACCTGGACCATTTCTTTGTAGCTTCGGTAAGATGTTTTCTCATCTTATCTGCTTCGGCATCTGAATTATTTGGGAATGTTACAGTATGACCTGTGTTTGCCAACTTAAACATATCCTGCAAAGCAATGCCCATATCCGGATTTACCTTATATAAATCACGAATCAAAGGGATTACTTCAACACGAAAAGAAGGATCTACCATTACGGTCATCCCTTTCAGAGTACTGAGTAAAGAGTTATCTTCATCTACTGATACTCTACCAGGAGATATAGCAGCAGCTTTTGGCTTGCTTGGCTCCTTGTTTGATTCAGGAGGTGGGTCTTTCTTTCTACCCCAACTCCAATTAAAATTGAGCTTTTTCATTTTGGTTGTACTATTACGTTAGTTTTTCCTTTTCTTATGTGATTACAGATTGCTTTACCGAATATAGAGTCATCTGCATATACATCCCCCTCTAGGTCTACATCTACTGTAGAATTATTAGCTCTATGCTTACCCATTGCAACTGGCCTACCTAAACCATCATATATGAAGGTATATGCTTCTTGAACAAAGAAAGGGTCTTTAACAGTAATATTATCTTCTCGAATATCCTGTTCAAGTCCCTCTACAATAACAGAACGGTTCTTTTGTGTAGTTAACCATCCTGGAGATTTATCTACCTCAGGTCTAGATTTACCTTTCTTCTTAAGCATTTTCTGATAGTAATACAGTTTAGGATAGCCTTCAGTTTGAAGAGCAGAAGTTACTGCCAATCCAACATCATTAGATTCTGGAGCAATAGTGGCAAAGTTAAACAAATGCCCGGTATCTCCAAGTAACCTTGCATACTTATCTACTGAAAGTCTACCTTTGAATACTGCTTGTTCTTCTCCTTGTTTATCCATGCAAGTAAATGCAGAGTAGTCAGAAGACCTACCAGTTGAAACGTCAGCACCAATGAAGTATTCCTTATCTGGTTCTGGTTCTAAGAATTGCCGATATTGACCATTGAATCTTTTCTTAATAACCGGATAATCACTAAGACAGTCTTCGATAGCTTTTATGTCAGCTAAGTCGAAGACCGTATTTCCAGATGATAAGAAGTCACCATCAATTTCTTGTGCAGTTCTTTTGGTTCCCAAAGCAGAAGACATTTCATTGTACCAATTAATGTCTCGTTCTGGGTGCATTTGCCAATACAATCTGAGTGGGTTAAATGGATTCCCACCTGCAATAGCATCAACCCAAGTAGAATGGTAAAAGTTACCAACTCCATAAGGAGTGGAATTGATGATAGCAGCTCCACCAGTGGAAAGAGTAGGGAAAGCGGCTGCCCAAATCTGGGCTGCCCATCTAACTACTGCTGCTTCATCAATTACCAATAAGGATAGAGATTCCGAACGACCAGCTTCAGAAGACGTTGGGATAGATTCTATGAATGAGCCATTATCAAACTCTATCATTGATGCAGAACCATATTCTCCAGAACGTCCATTAATAATCGGTGTCTGTAAATACCATGGCAGGTTTTTGTACATGAACTTAATCTTCTTTAGTACCTTCTTTGCTGTTGTGTCCTTGATTGAGATAATGTTAATCTTCTTGTTAGGATGATACATTGCCAACCATAGGCAGTACATAGAAATAAGCTCTGTAATACCTGCCTGTCTGAACTTAAGCAGAATATTGAAACGTTCTTTTACGAAATTATACAGAACCGATTTTTGATATGGGTAAAGTTCGAATCTTACCTTTCCCCTCATAGGGTGTATAACATAAGTGAAAAGGCTAAAGTAAAAAACATCATTACTAACTTTAGCAAGTGTTGCTAGTCCTTCTCTTGTAAGAGCAGATGTGTTAGTTTCTATGTTAATCTTCTTTGCCATAATCAAAAGTTATATGTTACTGAAAACTCTAAGTCAGCTTTTATTCCCGAAAAGAACTTCGGATAATGAAAAGCATTTATACCGAGTTTATAATTGAAATTAGTAGTCTTGATTGAAAGGCCTGTCCCTATGTCTAACATTTGATTAAAGACCCTATATTTACCATAAACGTATGGACTTAGAGTTAGTTTTCTAATTCTTTTTTGAGTTAATTGACCTTCATACCAATTGTACTTATACTTATCTAAGTCCATGTTAAACATTCTCGTTGAATAGGAGTTTGTTTCCTTGTTGAATAAACTTAGGTTCAATTGGTTTTTATCCAAGGTAAATTGGACCAGAGAATCTTCTCTACTAATTCTATTCGAAGTAACCGCTGTTGAATCAGAAGCTTGGGGTTTAGTCGAATTGCTACTGTTTCGATAGAAGTCGTAGAGAAGAATTCTCTGGGGCTGAACCAATTGTGTATATGGTGATTGGGGCTTGAAGTTCTCTTTCAGTTTGATTGTATCAGGAATGCCAATGACCGATGAATCAGGAAGTTGTCTGATATATGAATTCAGTTTGTAATTCCTGAAGCAAAGGTAAATAGTAAATCCTAGTAGCAAAAGTACTAAGGCATTCTTTAGGTTTTTTTTGTTCATAAGCTAACATATTAATTATCAATGACTTGGCATTCAGTTGCCAAGAGTAATACATACTTAATCAATTCAAAATCAATCAGTTACGTTCTTGGCTTGTTCTCCTTCTCCCTTAACAATCCCTTTTCCTTTCAGATTAGAATTATGTTCTATTGGCTAATAGTCTAATAGCTATAGGTAAGCTAAACAAAAAAGAGAAAATATATAAAAGAGAAAAAATAAAAATTCAAGGTATCTGGGCCTTCTTGATACATCGCCTAAACCAAATCCCAACTTCATATACCGAACCTTTGGCAATGGTATACCTTGCTTTGTTTAACCAATAAAGGTAATTCTCCTGGTCAATGTAAATCTTAAACTGTTTAGGAAATCCCATGATTGCCTTGAAATCCATAATCCCTAGAGGATACCCATCAGGTCTAAACTGCCTATCTGCAGGTCTTAAAGTTAGAGGTGGTTTATCTAACTCCAATCGATACACTCCTGGGAGAGTACTCATCTTGGCAGTTTTAATGGGCCATTTCTTTTCATCTTTGAAATCATGAGTCCAAAGTTGTTTTACTTGTCTGACTGTAAGATTTTTCTTTTCAGGTAATTTCCGATAATCATACATGGCTAAAACTTTATCAGAGAATGGAATTAAAGCTTCCTGTGGGGCTTGTACTAGTAAATCTCTAGTAAGTTTTGGAGTATTTACTTGGAATACTTCATTAAAAGAATCCAAATACTCTTTTCCCTTGTCTAAATGAACTCCGATAATTACTAATCTTTTTCTTGATACTTGGGAGTTTCCGAAGTCAGAAACGCTTCTTTCGTGAAAAATAAGTTTATAGTTTTTAAAGAAGTCCGTTAACATTTCTTTAGAAATGAGAGATAGCAATCTTGGTAGGTTTTCTATAAGAAAGAGAGCGGGTTCGTAATATTGAATTGCTTGGAATACTAGTTGTATACTTTTATTACTTTTAGGGTCTCCAAGAGCCTTAGATTTAGATAATCTCATAACTGAGCAACTACCGCAATCTGGGCTAGATAATATGATATCTGGATGCCAATCTTCGGGTAATTCATACCCTTTTAAGAAAGGTATACCCTTGAAATTAGCCTTCCACTGGCTTTCAGATTTTGTGTGAAAAACCGATCTTGGTTCAATATTTCCTAATATGTTATACTTAGTACTATTTTTAAATGGGAATAGTAAGGCGGCGCCGCCTGCACAAACTCCTAAAATATTCTTTATTTTCATTTTAATTTAAATTTATGAAAGAAAACCTATTACCGTATTACCCATCTTATTATATTAATGAAGATGGTACTGAAGTATATCGAAAGAACTCATTCATTAGTAGTAAAGGCAAGATTTACCAAAAGAACAAAGGGTCGGATTGGTATAAACTACGTATCAAAGTTTGTAGTGATGGTAGACCTAAAGTAAATCTTTGGAAAGACAATCATAGAGTTAAAGTAAGAATTCAGAGGTTAGTAGCATTAGCTTGGATTCCAAATCCAGAAAACAAACCATATGTATGTCATAAAGATAACAATCCTCTAAATAATCATTATAAAAATCTATACTGGGGAACTCCAAAAGAAAATGCTCAACAATGTATTAGAGATGGTAGATTCCATTTTAATTCTGGTTGGAATGCTTTTTCTGATAGAAAGAAGTATAGAATATATAGATTTATGTTACGTCATCCCGATTATACTGCTAATGAGATTGCTAAAAAATTTAGTACTGGGAGATGTATGGTATTTAAAATTAAGAAGAAATATGGATCGTAAATCCCACACTCCCAGTACTTTTAAGTCTTTCATTTCTTGTAGCTTCTAAGTTTTACATACTTAATCCAGGAATAATGTTTACGTTTTCTGATATATTCCAGGTCGTGGTCATTGTTATGGGCTTCTTCCTCGAAGCTTACATCATGGTATCTTTCGCTTTGTTTGTTCCACTTAGCAAAGAACATGATGATTAAGTACTCGATTGCATACCATAAGTAGTAGAATATCCACAACATCTCTTGCATTTGTTTGAGATGAATATGCTCATGATTGTAATCATAGGTGTCAAACTTAGCACCTTTTCTCACAAAGACAATTCCGAATAAGTTCATTGCCTTGTATCCCTTAAATGGGATGAATTTGTTGTAAATTACCTTCATTATATCTTGTTTTTAAAGTTTTCGTAAGCGTTTTTTAACTTCTGGTCATAGGCATTTTCAGCATAACCAGGACCATTATACTTCCGAGCAAAGCCTGCCCAGTCATGTTCTTTCAGATTTTTCAAGCAACTGGTATTATTCATGTAGTAATACATGAGTTTTAACTGACTTTCATGAGATTCCTGCATCTTTTTCACGAATTCGAAGACGTCTTTACAGCCACAATAGAGGTGATTGAAGCCCATAATCTGAAACATTCCCCAAGAAGCCGACTTCAAAGCACATTCTTCATCGATTTTCTTGGCAATTTCGAGTCTTTTGTACTCGTTTGCTCCTCCTAAGTACTTCGATTTATCCCATTTTGGGAAACAAATCGTAGGGTAACTCTTTTGAGCAGCTACTGACTTGTCTAAACCGAACTTGTTTTTGATTTCTTTGTACATAATGTGACCTTCAAACAGAATTTGAGGTCTACCATCTACTAGAAATCCATCTCTACCTGCTCCTTCAACCAGTTGTACTGCCTTTAAAAGAGCTGGCTCCAGTCCTAAATCATTGGCTAAAGCCACAATCATTTCATTAGTTAACTTATCCATAACGTTATATTTTAAAGTTCATTAAAGAAAAGAAAGTATTGCGTATACCTTATCTGGATGATAGTTAGGAGTTCTATTATCTTATATAAAAATTTATAATAATATGGAAGAGAAACTCACATGTCACCTATGTAATTCACCATTAGATTTGGATGATTACGATTTAGCCAAAACAGTACCTCAATTAATGAGGGAAAAACAACTTTGTTTTCGATGTGCTTTTTGGCATAGAATCCTTGAATCAGATAAAACTTTGATAGAGGATTCTAATTACGAAATGATTCCCTTGGTTACACCTTATTTTCAGCATTATTCTATTCACTTAAATAAGATTTGGTTAGAAGTCGCTACCTTTAGAAGAGAGTCATTGGGCTCAACTAAGAAATATATTGCTGCAATGGTAAAAGATAAAGTATACATTGGTTCGTATAATAATTGGGGATTCCAGGGAATAATTCCGGCACACTTAAGAGAACTTTTTACTCCAAATGGTATAATCCTAACTCCAGAACAACTAGGCGACTTACTTAACCGGAAATCCTTTACCTCAGCAGATTTAAAAATTCTTATTGATAATTGTATTAAATCAGAATAATTTTGTATATTTGCATAAACATTTTAATAATAAAGATATGAAAAAGAACAAAGAAACCAAAAAGCTAAAGGAGGGTGAAGAAGTCATTTTCTTTGACGGCAAAACCTTAATGGAGAAGGTAATTGTAGAATCTATCGATAAGAAAGGTGGATTTGCAGTACTGAGTAATAAGGTAAAAGTATCAAGAACTATCGGACCAGATGGGTTCTATACAAGGTTAGATGGTAAATCAAGTATGATATTACCTTTAACGGATAAATCAGAATTGGATTACCAAGCCTTCAAATCTTATTTCTCTATTAAGAGAAACCTGGAATTTATCGAAGCCAAGATAAAAGATATGAAGGATAAAGAGTTCAGCGAACTAATAGTAGAGTTAGATAAGAAGATATCCAAAATCGTAACAAAATACTTTGAACAATGATAACCTGGATAATCTTAGGCATTATATATGCCATATGTTTTATACCTGCATGGTTTATGACCAGAGTAATTACCTCATCCCACCCAATGAAAAGGGTGGGGTTCTTTTTCCTAACTATCTGGTTAATCATGCCTCTATTTCCGATATATTTACTAATCACATATTTTAATAACTATGAACAGAGAAATAACAACGAAGAAGGTAGGTAGGGAAAGGACCAATAACTTATTAGATAGTATTTTATGATAAGTTGCCAGGGATGTTAGGTCTCTGGCTTCTTTGTGTGTGCATGTGTGGTTGTGGTGTCTTGGTATGCCTTTATCACGAAAGCCTAAAATTTCCTGGTACTAAAAGGGCCGAACGGTTACGTTAAAATTAACATTCAAAAATAAAAAGTAAGGGACAAACATTTATTCATTTGTCCCTTTCAATTTTAAATTAATTCAATCAAAGTAACACATGTATCTTTGTTTTGCAAAACAAATAATTCGCTACTATCGTCTTTTCTTGAATAGATATTATAATAATCTGATTCAATTATTTTTTTATGTCCGTCTTGCAAAAGCATTTTATCTAATATTTCAAACGTTTCATTTAAACGCTTTTCTGTTTCTTCTTCGTCTTGCAAAGATTCGCTTTGCATATCTAAAACAGAAATATTTATCTTTCCGTCACTTTTAGAAATCGAATGATTTAAAAATTTCTTTAATAGTTCTTTGTTCATAGCTTTAAAATTTTAAAAAGGGAAAGATTTAATCTTTCCCTTTGCAGTTAGTTACTTAAAATTCTTAACAATATTCAAACCTTTTGTAAGAACTTCTTTTTTTGTGTCCTTTGTATTTTCGCTTGCAATAGAAGCAAAAGAAAAATCATGAATTTTATAAACTTGCTTATAAAAATCGTTGAAAGCTGAAACAAGTGTTTTTAATTCATTTTGTTTCTTTTCTTCTTTTGCTTTGCAAATCGAGTCAAGCAAAGAAAAAGTTGTATTTCTTAACTTTTTTCGATATGCTTTTTTTTGCTTTTCGTTCAATTCAGCAAACAGAGATTCAACGTAAATTTCTGTTTTCTTTCCTAAAGAAGTTTTTAAAAGTCCGTTAGTTTTTTCATTAAGACTTTTAAAAATACTATCAACTGATAATTTAATAGTGTTATTTGCTTTTGCTTGCGCTTTTGCTTTATTTGCACTAACTTTGTTTACTTTGTTGTTAGCAACTTCTTTTTCTACTACTACATTTTTTAATTCTTCCATAATAAAATTACATTTAGTTTTTAAGTTTATTTTATTATATCCTTTTCTCTATAAAACTAAATGATTTATAAGAAAAAGAGAAAAGGAATAAATTAATTTTATATTGTTTCAATATGTCAAACATCGCTTTTTGATTACATTACAAAGATACAATTTATATTTTAATTAGCAAAATTTTCAGAGAATTTTTTCTATAAAAATTGTTAATCAAAATTTTAAATATCTCTTTGCTTTTTCAACACTACAAAGATAAAAAATATCTTTGAATCTACAAAACATTTTCAGAAAAATTTTCGAGAAATTTTTAAAGAATTATTTTTAATAATTTCGTGTAAAATTTGTGCAAGTAGGTTTTAGGGGTTTGAATGGTGGGCATGGTTGTGGGTAGGTAATATAGGTATATTGATGGATATAGGGAAGGAGTTGGTATAGGTACCACTTTAGAAATTCGGAGGCCCCATACAGTCCGGTAGATATTATCTGTATATTATCATACATAAAGGCCATTAGGTGACTAGCAGGCTTTTATACCAATGCCATGGGCCATGTATGGAGTCCTAAAGACCTAAGGCCCATAATTAGGACATGGGTAAGCCTTAGCAAGTCCCATGATGGCCTAGAGTTAGGTTACATAAGAAAAGCCCAGTACCTAAGATAGGCTGGGCTTATAGGGTGTAACATAGTTAGCGATTAGCATGAATAGATGTCGGTAATGATAAATGTATTGTTAACGTAGTTTACGATTGGTTCGCAGAATACATTGTATAAGGCAGCTTGGATATATTCGATATCGGCATCGGAATAGGTAGTGCCTGTAGTGAAGACCCAGGTATGAGTACCTTTATAATCGGTAACGGTAGAAGTAATCGAAGCAAGATATAACTGGTATACCTTAATAGAAGTCTTTAGAATGGCTTCTAGGATAGGTATGATATATTCTGAGTAACCTTCTGGGTCATCGATAATGGAATCGTCATGGCCAGTAGAGATAACTACCAGGTCCTTAGCAATAGGATAATAATAGGCAATAGGATAATTGTTACCGTTGAGGATTGAGTTTGCATTAAATTGTACTGTTTTCATATTCTTTATATTTTAATTGTTTATAGTGCAAATATAGATATTATATTTTAAATATGCAAATCCCAATCTATTTTTTATTAATCCTACTGAGGCCATTAATGGATAATGTCTTATAGCTCTAATACTCTAAATACGTATCTCTCTATCAATACTCTCTCAAAAGAAGTGCCTTTTCTAGAGCTTTAAAGTTTCTTTTTAATAAACTATAAGGGCCGTTAATGGTATACTTACTAGTTTTAGGTACCTTGAATGGCCTAAAAATTTAATAAATCCGAGAGCCATGAATGGTATATTTTAATGCCTAATCCCCAAATCCTATTGCCTAATCCTAACCAATTTCTATATAATATATACTAATATAAAGGGCCATTAGGGGTCTAGGATTAAGGGGATTTAGGTACCCATATGGGCCTTAGTTGTGGGCCTTTTAGGCAATGGGTCATAATGACCAAAGGCTGTGAGACAGATATGTTAGATAGCTATAGAGTAGTGGTGTTGTATAGTGATAGGGGGGCTAGGCCTAGAAGTTTGCCTTAATCCCAACACCCCCGGAAGGCCTTCAATATTGTATTAGTTATATGTATATTGATTATATGATTGGTGATATTAGGTGTGTGTATTATGTAACATAGTTAGGCCCAGTATGATTTTGTTTATTGTTCATACTGGGCTTTAGTATTTATTTTGATATTTGTTTTTGTTTGGTGGGTTAGTAGTTTGGTATTCTTAGGATTAAGGTCTCTAATAAGATTAATAGGATTATCTGTAGGCCTTGTAGGATTAAGTATATGTATTTTTGTTTGTTGGTGGGGTTTGGTATTTGATGGTATATCTTATCCCTGTGGGTTAATGATAACCAGGTATATAGGATTACTGGGATTAGTAGTAGGGTTTTCATTTCCTTTTCTGTTTTAATTGGTTATTGTACTCTGGATATTTGTTCTCGTAGTAGTCATAGAGATAAGTGTATTCGTCATCTCCCGACCAGCAGTCAAGGAAGTAATCGTATTGTTCCTCGGTAGCTTGGGATGGGTGTATTCCCAATGTATATTTGCAGTAGTGTTCCCATACCGTTTTAGGTTGGAATTTATTGGTAGGGAATGCCATGACTACTAGAGCCATGGCAATTGATGATAATATGATTAGTTTGGTTCTCATTTGATGAGGGATTTGAAAAGGTTAATGGTTTGTTCAGCATTCTCATAAAGAGTTTCGGGTTCTTCGAGCAAGTCAATGTAGTAATCAATGATTTCGGCATGTTCTTCCTCGTCGAAGCAATCCTGATAATGTTGTAATTGAGCCAGGATAAGTGGTTTGTATTTCTCTTGTTCAAGGATAAGGGTTGCACCGTAGAGTACCATGTCTACTTCGTCTACGTTATAATCAAAGTATTGGTCATCGCAGCCTCTAAGTAAGTCCATTTGATTGAGGATTTCCATTAGGTCGAGTTCTAAGGATTCCTTATCAGCATAGGTATATACCCAGAGCATTTCGAGTGAAAAATCCGATATCTCCTCGTAATGTGGGTCATCCTCGGCAATTTCGAAGTCATATGTATTTTGGGCATGTGACATAGGTAATTGGCCTTGGAGAGAAACAATGTGAAAGGGGTTTTGTGCAATGATAGATGCAAGGATTGAAGTAGATTTTAATGTTGTCATGATGTTATAAGTTTTATTGGTTAATGTTAATTGTAGCAACCTCGGCTTCGATTTCCCGTTGGATTTGGTCGTAGTGATAAGCAAATGACCTCCGTATGCGTGCAGCAATTCCTGGGTATTTTTTAAATAATTCGATTAATTTACTTTCTTCATTCATAACGTCTATTTTTAAATGTTTATGCAAATATAAGAATAATATTTTAAATATGCAATAACCCCGATTACTTACTGGAGCCTTATAAGGTCAACTATTTCGATGGAAGAGTATGGCATACCTATAAGTTCTGAGATTATCCTTTTAGTATGATATACATGAAGATGGTTGGGGTTTAGTTTTACCCTTGGGAATATTAAGTATGGCCTTAGTTCCTCAGTTCTATAGGTTATGATTAATTCTTCGCAGAACTTTTCGTTTTGGCAATCGAAGGATACTAAAAATTTGGACTGTTCTAGCATATTATTAATATTAAGCAATAAGTATTCTCATAAGTTAAAGGTTCTTTGCTAGTAGGATGGGAGGATGCACCCATTATTAGGATAATTCCTCCCATGACTAAGATAAGTACAATATTAGGCTTCATGTAATTCCCAATAGGTCATCCATAGGTCTTCTACTAAGTCTTCGACGGTATCCTCCCAGGAATCGTATTCATCGAGGTTGTATTCGGCAATGAAGGTAAAGAATGTATCTCCAAATAATAATCGTAAGACTTTGTCTGTTAGGGTTTCGTCTTCGTCATATAGTTTGTTCTCTTCCTCATTGGAAAGTTCTGTATCTCCATTTAGGATAACCGAGATTTGTTGCAGTCTGAGTAAATACCCATTAAGAGTATCAAGGTCCTCTTTGGACCTTGTCTCTTGGAATTTAAGATAAGTCTTTGATGGTGTCATAGTTAGTCCTCCTCTGATTTAATTTGTTGATTCAAGGGTATGTAGGGTTTAGCAGGTAATTCTTCAGCAAGTACTGATATGAATCCTTCCGGGTATAAGGTATATAGGATTCGATATCCATAATCTGAATGTGGCAAGAATACATCCATGAGGTTTTTGAGTAATGGGTATAGCTTCCATTGGTTATCCTCTAGGAATCGTTTCCATTCATCCATTTCGCTAGCATCATAGTTAGCAATTAATTGAATGTGATAACGTTGTGTTTCCGTATCGATTGGGATAAATAGGTTGGTGACTACCTCAATTTCGTTTGAAGGCTTTTTGTATTGAGTAATTGGATACCAGATACCTTCGTTTTTCCATTGATTGAGCTGGAATATTGTCATCCCAGATTCAAGTAAGTTGGTGAGTTTGTAAAGATTAACCATGTTGTTGTCTATTTTAAAATGAATAAATATATTTTTATTTCTCACTACAAAGATAAGAATAATAAATAATATATGCAAATATAACTGAGGTAGAGGCAGGCTCTTAGTTAGGTTAGAGTCCTGCCTCTGGGATAGATATGAAAACAACTGGTTAATCGTCGTTAAGGGAACCCTCAGTTAAAGTTTCATTAAGTACCTCATTAAGGAGTTCTGCACGTTGTTCTTTTGATAGGCCATCCAGTGTTCCTTTGATTCTCTCCTTTAATGCCTTTTTAAGAGTATTTTGGTACTGATTGATAAAGGTAATTGAAGAGATTGGTACTGGTATGAGTACTCTCATTTGTGTAGTATAATTACATGTATTTAGTAATTCTGATAACTCCTTACGGTTTTCCAATGAATGTTGAATAACCATGGCGATTACATCTGGTTGTTGAACATCAGTACAACCTGAAGCATAGCGTACAATTCTATCAAAGGTTGATTCTGTAATGTCAAAGGGCATACCATTTAAGAAGGGTTCCCTGAAGTCAGGGTCCATTGTTTCTGTTTCTAAAATAGCTCTGATTTTCATAATTCTACTTCTCCTATTCCGTTAGCAAGTAAATAATCGTAGTACAAATGTACGTTAGTATCTCCGTAAGTCCTAATATAGGATTCAGCATCCTCTGGGTCTGCTGAGACCCAGGGATATTCTTGTATCTGTGCCTTATGTAACTGTAAGGCCAGAGATTTTAATTCTTCTTCGTTCATGATATTCTGAAGTTAAGTTGATAAACCCAATGATTTTTATCCAGCTTGGTGAATGAGATAAAGATACCGTCACCATCGGTAAAATTTTGCATAAATCGTATGCAGCCATCGGCAATGATGTTTTCTCTTGGTCGGTCTACTGTAACCAGGCTTTCAAATGTAAATGTATAATAGCAAGTTTCGTATACCCAGATTTGATTGATATCAATGCAAGCAAGTTGATAGTTATCGTATAACTTACTAAGTAACTCGTATAAGTTAGCCTTTAGGTTTTCCTTTTCTCCATTACAGAGGGAGAAAGTGTTTTTGTTAGCAATGAATCTTTGAAGTACCTCTTCTAAGTTCTGGATGGAGGATTTAGATGTTGTTGTTTTCATATTTTTATTATTTAATTATTACACTACAAATATAAGCATTTTATTTTAAATATTACTTTATTCATGCAATTATTTTAATATAGCTGAGGTTCTACATACAAGAAAAGGCAGTTGGATTGACTGCCTTTTGATTGATTTGTTAACTCTGATAAGAAGGTTTCTTCTTTTTGAATGGCTTTACTTCCCGGATAACTTCTTGTTTGTAGAAAGCATCGATATTGGAATGAAGCATTTCTATAGTCTCCTGGGTTATGGTATCCTTTGAGCTACAAAGAGTATCATATATGGTTCCCCATAGTTCATTAACCAGATGCTTTTTAATGTCTTCTTTGACATCGGATTCTGGTTCAAATTTGATAGCAACTGTAACATGGTCAATGGTATCTCCTTCTAGGAGAAGGCCTTTGAATCGAGAAATGTCACCAGGAGCATTTAGGTTATCGTTCAAGAACCTATCTATGCACATATCGCCTCGCATTAATTGTGAGGCATGTTCTGCTGAGATAGGGAATTCCTCTATGCCGAACATAGAGTTTTCATTGTCTTCTGAGGTAAATACGATTTTTAGCATTATATTTTTGTTTTTAAACGGTTAATGACTTCTTTGTAGAATTGATTTATGAACTCAGGTTCAGGAGTTGAAGAACCTGGATTAAGTTGTCTCCAATGGAATCTCACTCTGTTCTTTATTTCAAGGGCAAGATTATTAGCAGCTAAATCAAAGGCATCATTGTATCGAACAATCTGTAAGAGATTGCTTACGCATTTGCTAGCATCTCCCAATGGTATGGCTTGTTCAATCATTTCGAATCCGTCTTCGTAAATCTCTACTGTATCAATGTAAATGTCATCGATATGGTTAAGAGCATTGATTAGGTCTACTGTATTAACGGTATCATCATCGTCCAGTTCATTGGTAATTCTGAAGGCTTGGATAAAAGCATCTAGGATTCCCTGTATATCGGGGTCCTGTTCCTTAAGTGGAATACGTCTAATAATTCCAACTTGTTCGAAGGTTAAGTAATACTTGGTTTGCATAGTTATAAAATTTTAATAGTTTATTAATTCATTACAAATATAAGAAATATATTTATATCTGCAAAAGAATTAATAAACTATTTAATAATTACTGGGGTAGAGCCCGGAATCTGTTTAAGTCCCAATCGTACTTTCTGTCTCCCTTATTAGTAAATACCCAAAGGTAATGGTCTTTGTATTCCTTTGATATGGTATTATACTTAGAGGTCTGAATGATGATACGATTTGGTTCGTATTCAAGTAATTCTGCATGTACTGTAGATACATGATGACTTTCAAGATTAAGTTTATCCTTGAAGTCTTTAAGGAACTCATCCCGGTTTACACCATAGTTATCTCCCACGAATTTAATGTAATCGTCCTCTACCTGTTCTAACATGGTAGATACCTTGAATCTAAACTTGTTCATCTTTGTTATTTTTAAGGGTTCGTAATTTCTCTTTGAGTTCTTCAGCACATCTTTCAATGATATTACTTACTACTACCAAGCAATCTTCATCTGCAAATGACATAATGATATCCATACATTCATCAAAGTAATTTCCGATTGATTGAGGATTATTCCAAAGTACATCCCAGTTCTTGCAATAATTAAACCGGATAATATCTACGTATTCATTTACTGATACCTTACTATCTGGTAAATATGGATATACCTTTGAATACATAGATTTAAAATTATCCTCAATCTCCTCATTCAATCTAAACTCTTTTGGTAGAGCCTCATAGTAAGACATATCTGGAATGTAGAATTGGTAAGCAAATTCCTTATCTGTCTGTGCCTCAATTCCCGGGTATGAATTAGCAAATAATACTGGTATTTTATAGAGCAATAAGTCTGGTACTCTATCATATACCTTGTAATGGTCTTGGTATTCTTTGTACGCATTAACATATACCCGGTCATCGTATATATGAAGTTCATTGAGTATCGTTTGAACTCTTGAATGAAAGTCTTCTAACTCGAAGTGCATAGCAATGTTAAAGGTATCTTCCATACCCTCTAACTTTTGTAGAGTAATAAGTCTGCGGCTTTTGATTACTCTGATTTTCTTTTTCTTTCTGAATAAGTTGAACATGTGTTAAAATGTAAAGTTAATATATACGTCCTGGGAACCTTTCATGAATTTTTCATGGTTGGTGTCATCATATTTAAAGCAAGAATATTTGCCTACTGAGCGTTCATATTCTCCTCTTACCCATACCGGTGCAGTAGTAGTTGGTTTGAGTTTAAAATAAGTACCTTGATTGATGTTCTTAATCTTGGTCTTTTTACATTCGGGGTCTAATGTTTCCATATATTTGTCTATTTTTAAATTGATATGCAAATATAGTACTTTTAATTTTAATATGCAAATCCGTATATACACAACTGAGGCCACCATTAATAGGTAGCCTCTAAGTTATTTTCTTTTGTTTAGGAATGATGCAGCAAGGGATGTATCTTCCTCTGCCTCTAGTATTTCATCATCCTCTAAATACCTATCCATCTCTGGGTCATATGAATCAGTATCAATCCTCATTTCAATCTCCCTACGCAATTCATGGTGTTCTTTAGAGGATAATTCCATAGCAGCCTTATAGTTATCTGTAATTTGATTGAGTTCTTTCTTATTAAGATTAAGGCCCTCTTTAGACGTATCTACTCCCTCTTGCTTAGTTGCAACTACTTCAGGCAATGAATTGATATCGTATTTGTCCTCTAAGAGTTTTGCTTCTTCAGTTTTAGTAAGTACCTTTTGAGATTCTAATACAATAGTTCTTGCTTCCTCTATCGAGATAGTATTCTCAGCATTGAGATTATTCTGTTGATTGAACTGATTGAAGATATTAGTTGTATTGCCTCCAGTAAGATTACGAATGATTGATTGTAATGATGTAGAAGATTCCAACTTAAGCTTCAATGTCTTATTAACCTCGGACGAAATGAAAGGAGTATATTTACCTCCTTGGGAATCTCTTAAGATTTGCAACTGGTGAGATATCTCCATTCTATCCTCTAATGCCCATGCTAGTTGTTCTCCCAATAACGCGTTAAGTAATTCTTCCTGTTTATCTTTATCCCATATTCTAGAAGACAATAATCTGTCTCTCATGAATACTCGTACATATTCTATATCAATCCCTAATCTATTAGAGAATGAATTGATATCATAGGTTACTCCACACAAAACACCATTACCCATTAACCACTGATTAATAAGGTAATTCTGTACCTTAATCAATGCTTCCTCTTCATGTGTCTTCTGGTATTCTAAAGCCATTGCAGTAGTACCCATAGGACGAGGGAATCTTGTTATCTTATCTTCTTTTGCCATATAAATAAGCCTTTCTTATATCTTTAGATTCATCATATCCTACTAGCTCTAACTTATAACATACATAGCAATTAATACTAAGGTTATAGAAATATGCCTTATAGGTTTTCTTTTTCACTGCCAAATTAAAAGAATCACCAGAGACATAATCCCTGGTGAAAATTAATTTATCACATTTGCCTATCGGAATACTAAGGCAAAGTTTCCAATCCTTGGCAATAAATTTATTGCCGTGAAGGTCTAGGATTTCCTTTGCCATGACTTCCCTTTTTATAGGTAGATTGTTTTTTGTCTTGTTCATTGAGGTATTCCTTCTTCCTTTTTTCAATGAACTGTTGGATATCTGGGAACATCTTTGCTCTTAAAGGTACTACCTGAGTAGCAAAGAAAGCATTCCATAGGTTCTGTGTAAATCCTTCACCTACTTTAAGCTTGGATATTGCCCAGAATTTACTTTCGAAATTCTTAATGATTTCCCTGAACCGATAATAATATAACTTATGAGTCTTAGGGTTAATGCCAATGGTAGTAGTTTGGCAATAATCTAGAAACTCTTTACCCAATTCGGAAATAAACTCTTCCCTTTTGAAGTCGTAATTCTCTTGGTCGAGTTTAAATAACTTTACGTAATCTATTGCTTCCATATATTTACTCTTTAATTGTTTCTAAAGGATAAGCCTTTAGTGTTACTTTCTTGGTTGCATCCTGGACCTGAAATAAATATCCTCGGTAATTATCCTCATAATAGGAGGACCAGATTGCTTCCTTTACCCTGTACCAATCTAAAGTCTTGGCACCTTTGGGGATTCCTGTGATTAATAACATGTGAGGGTTTTCTCCCACTTGAATGTTAAAAATATCCTTGCCATCAAAGTTACCTATTACTACATAGTCCGGAAAGGTAGGGTATTCCTTTAATTTAGGGTAAGGTACACCCAAACTATCTACTATGGTTTCAGGCTCTATGATTTGATTCTGAAATCGGATATTTAGTTTCGATTTACCTATGTATAGGTCTTTGACTATATTCGTGAACATATGTAGATTATTATATGGGTTATACCTTGGTCCTTGAAGTTATTTAGGTTAGTTGCCTTTTCCTCAAGTTTCCTTAGTGTCTTTCTAGAATCTGTACAGATTCTTCTGGTTGGATTTCTAACCAGCATCAGAATATTCTCTAGTGCAGGTTGCAAAGCATTAACTGGTCCTGCATAAAGTATCTCATGCTTCTTCCCACTAATTACATTGTATTGGGTTTTATAGGCATACTTACCTTTGATATAAGTTACCTCAACCTTTTCTATTTCTTCTTTTCTTATGTTTCTTACCATAACCGTCTTTATTTACATAATCTGATATTTCGTCTAATTGTCCCAAGAGTAATGCCTGCACAAATATAGGTACAGGCCTGAAAAAGAAGTTTCTTATGTTACTGGTGTTAATATACCAATCGTATACAATAAAGAACTTCTTAATCTTCCTATGTTTAAGTGAACGTTGAACTAAGTAGGTTTTAACGCATCTCTTATGCAACTCCACCAACTCCTTGTCTTGCTTTAACATCTCCTTTGCGGAGAATATAGTGTAATCCATTTTTATACCTTTAGAAGGTTAATACAATGAGGAAGGTACTCTGATATTGGGTACCTTCCCTGAGAGGTAAAATCAAGCAACTTGTTCTGGCTTAAGGACTTTATTCCTGAAGTCCTCATATGCCTTGGCAGCTTTCTTGTATTCTTTGGAGTTTTGGTCCTTGATACGGAACATTTCCCGTTCAAGTCTGTGAAGTTCATTACGAGTTTGTTGTCTCCATTTCTTCCGGGCCAGTGTATCGGTTACATCCTCTGGGTATACATATTTTACTTCCCGGTTGGAGATTACCTTTTCGATGATGGAGGGTTTCTGTTGTTTTTCAACATCTTTTACTACCTCTGCTTTTTTAGAGGTTTTCTTTGTTGGTTCAGGTTCTTCCGGAGTAACCTGAACCAATTTGGCACCTGCAAATTTCTTGGCAGCTTCCTGGGATTCTTCTACCAATTGAGCCTTAGTCTTTTTAGTTCCCTGGGCCTTAGTAGTTTTAGACTTGGATGTAGCATCCTTAATTCCTTCTAATTGTTGAGCAACTTTGTTACCGATAAGGTTAGCAACCTTGTTTTCATTCTTTTTCATAACGTCTATATTAAAAATGTTTATAAATGAATTAATTTCTTATCACATTGCAAATATAAGAATAATATTTTATATAGCAATAAAATAAAAAGAATATTTTTAAATAGCTGAGGTTAATCGGCTAAGAAGTCGAAGATCTCTGGAGCATAATCTATCTCGTTTTCTGGGTCTGATAAATATTCGTCCAGGTTTTCGTTATAATAATCGAGTTCTGATTTAGCCTTGGGAGCAGGTACAAAGGGTATACATTTTTCTGGATATTTCTCTGCAAACTTAATGGCATCTTGATAAGTTAACTTCTTATCAGTATAAAATTTAACCCATGTATGGGAGTATCCCACTCCTTTTCTAGTAACTTCGTATTGTTGATATCCAGAATTACTTATCTGGTAGATTTGATTCTCTGGAATGATTTCTATTTCTACCTGATATTCGTATATTCTTTTTCCGAGTTTGTTTGCCATTTCCTGAATTGAATCCATTAATGACTTAGGCTTATCTGCAAATGAGAAACTGTATTTAGTTTCTGGTACATCGTTCTTTTTAAACGACGGAGCAGGATTTATCCTGCTTGCATCGGGTGTAGGTTTTGAGCCTATAGCCAATCCAATTAGTATAAATCCTGCTAACCCTATGATAGGTAGTTTTCTAAGACCTGAGTTCATAGCCTGTGGTTTTAAACTTGTTTCTGATATTAGAAGAAACGTATTTACCTTTGGACTCTGCTAGGTGTAATTCATTGCAGATTTCTTTAGGTACACCATCATAACGGTAAACTTTGTTGCCTTTAAAAGCAATCCAAAGTTGTTTGTTTTTGGAGTCGTATCCGTAGCCTTCAACGTTTGAGGATTCGCAAGGAATCATTTCAACTCCAGTGTTCAATTCAACTGATTCTAAGTATTCGTTCTTGTCCATTTTAAATTAAATTATTAATGTGAGTTCAGGATGAAATTTATTGGTTTCTCTGTGTAATAGTTCCCATGCTCCGTAAACTCCTTGGGATAAATCATGTATCCATTCGTCTTCCATTTTGAATAGGATATGAGAACAGATGTATAATTGATATTCGTTCAGAGTCTTTATCAATTGAGGCATTTCGTATATCTCTTCGTAAATCTGAATATGATGATTGACTGAATCAAGCATCTCTTCATTGTTTATCTGTAACAACTTCCTGAGTAAATCGGGTTCTGTTGTAGTGATATTATTTTTGATATTAGTCAATGCCTCAATTTGAATCTGAGCAATGTTCTTTACTACCTCTTTGGTTTCTGCATCCATTTTTTAATATTTATTTTCGTTATACAAATATAAGAATTTTATTTTAATAAATAATACTCTTTTATTAAATACTGAGGTAGGGGTTGTCTATCTAGAGATAGCTTCTTCGATTTTCTGTTTGATTGAATCAGGGAATATTACATCCTTGTACCATCTCATGAAGAACTTAGAAGGCTTTTTCTCGGAGTTGAGAAGTAATTGTCGTTGTTCTGCAGAGAACTTTAATCGTTCTTCTTCAAGCATAAACTTGGGGAACTTTGTGAACTCTGCCTGAGAGAAGGATATGGTTTTCTTACCAACAGAGGCCCTTAACGGTTTCTTCCTTTCTTTATAAAGATACGGAACAATTTTCTTCGATGGTCCACCAAGGATACTAAAGCCGAAGATGACCATTGGGTCGAATTTATCTGCCTTGGGGTCTTTGGCTCGTTTGATACATCTTGCCATCCAGGAGTATGAGTTAGGATATTGCTTGTTGTCAGTGGCTTCTCCCACATCCTTACTGTTGAATTCGAATCCTGGGAAATGAAAAAGAAAGTCCTCTGTAAGAATAAAGACAAATCCCAATTCCCTTAAATACTTAATAATCTCTTGTTGGCTCTTACCTTCTTCAACCATTTTCTCTACATCTGCCAGAATATCTTCCCGAGGTGATTCAGTAAGTTGTTTACTACCAGTAGAGGGTCTTCCTCTTCCCACTGAGGGTTCTTTGATTGGTAAGTTACCTACAAGCTTATCTAAGTAATTCTTAAAGTTCTCGACATCTTGTTTATTTGTAAGAGTTACCTCTATTCTTATTGGTCCTTTATGTTGTACTTTTGGCCCTGAATTCATTTCTGTATACGCATCTACCAATCTATCTTGAATATAGGAGCCATTATCTTCAAGTGTAGTGATACGCAGTTTGGGTTTATATGTTTTTTCTTCCATAAAGTCTTAGTATTAAAAAGAAAGGCCTGAACAAAAGTGATTTGCCAGGCCTTTACATCATTAACGAATACTTAATAAGATATGAGATTAATCTTCTTCTTTTTTGGCCTTCTTTTTCTTTTTATCTTTGGCCTTTTTGTCCTTCTTTGCAGGAGCAGCCTTTTCGGTGGCTTCTGCCTTTTCTTTCTTTTCCTTCTTGGGTTTTTCTTCCTTCGGAGCTTTACCGGCAGCCAGTCTTCTCTGTTCCATACGATATTTTTTCTTTTCATCAGAAGTCATTTCCCGACCATCAATGAGAGGATAATCGTATTTGGTAACTCGGCCAGCAGATTCCTTCTTTTCTTTTTTCTCTTTTTTCTTTGAAGCCTTTTCGTCTTCTTTGGCTTTTTTCATTTTTACCAATTTGGCTTCATTCTTCAAATCCTTTTCGGGATACTGAGCAGCGACTTTATCTCTCTCCTTGTTGAGCTTATTCAAGAGTTCGGTAACCTTCTTACCATGTTTTTCGTCTTTTGACCAATCTTTAGTTGGGTCCAAGTTGTTCTCTTTGAGATAAGCATCTAATGCCTTTTTAGCCTTTGAAAGTTCCGGAGTCTTATTAGCCGGTTTGTCTTTCTTCTTGTCTTTCTTCATGTTTCTAAAATTTTTAAGTGGATTGAAATTTCCTTAGTAATTATCCATAGTTATAATATCCTAATCGAAGTAGGGATTTCCTTAATTTCTAGGATTTCTATACTTGCATTTTCAAGAATGGCTCCAAGTTCTAAGGCATCCTTTATCTCTTGCTGAGTAAGATTAACAAAAGTTTGTTCTGCAACCATTTCTCGTCCATCTGAATAATTAACATATTTAAACTTTACAGTACTGATAGTACCTTTTAGTTTTTTATCTAGCCTACCCTTAAAATCCTTAAGCCTACGTTTAAGATATTGAAGGTGAATAACATGGGTTTGATATTTACCTCTCTTATGAGGAGGAGTAACCTTAATCATATACCGAGTATATTCCATATCTTTTAATACGGCTTGAATACCCTGTATAATGGTTCTTAAATTCATTTCTTCCATGAGGGTCTTGGTATTGGTTTATTTTCGATTGCCATTTCAGTTAGCATTTCTCTGGCTTCCTTGATAATTAATTCAGAGAGTTCCCTTTCTTCATTCGATAAGGGAGGGTCCATACCTTTATCTTCTAGTGCATTAGTATAATTCTGAATAAGATTATCTAATGCTAGGATAGTTATATTCTTTCGGATTTCTCTTTTGTCTTCCATAACCTATAAAATAAATGAAGCCTACTACCTTCTCAGGCAATAGGCTTCTAAAATACAATTTTTGAAATACAATTTAAACTATGCAAACAACATGAGTTTAATCTTCTTCTCCGGCTTCCTCTTCTTCTCCCTTAGCCTTTTTAGCTTTTGGATTACAGATGATACCATGTCCTTTTTTGGATTTTACGGTAAGGTTGCCGGGAACAAAGGTTACGGAAGTAGAAGCAGGTTTACCATCAATAACCAGAACTGATGTTACTACCACTCCCTGATATCCTTCCTTGTTCTTTACTGCGTAGCCGTAGTTCTGAACCTCGGATTTGTCATTGATTTTGATAACATCAATCTGCTTGCTGTTTGGACGTTGCTCTGCAGGACGGTTTTTCAAAGCTTCCATACGTGCTTTACGTTTTGCTTCTTTTTCAGCATCTTTTTCTTTGCCACCTTTTTTCTTGGTGTCTTCTTTTTTCTTAGTTGCCATAATCTTTTAAGTTTTAGTTTTATTTAATAGAACAATAGTTATTTCTTATGATAAAGGTGGGCTATTGCTTTAGCCCAACCTTCATAGCCGGAGAATGAATTACTTCTTTCCTTTTTTGCCTTTACCTTTGGCTTCTTTCTTTGCCGGGAGTTTGAGACCCAATTCTTTGGCAATTGCTTTGCGAAGTTTTTCGATATCGTCTTCTTCGTAATCGTCCGGGTCTGTTTCGAGGTCTTTGTCATCGCAAACATCTTCCAGTTCTTCGAAGTCCATTTCGGCAAGAGCTTCACCGGTTAATTCTTCTTCCTCTCCGTCCTCATCTTCATCGTCGTCCGAGTCTTCATCATCCTCGTCATCTTCATCTTCTTCATCAGAGTCCTCATCATCGTCATCCTCATCGGAATCTTCGTCATCGTCCTCTTCTTCTTCTTCCTCGTCTTCGTCGTCATCATCTTCCTCTTCTGAAGCAAAGAAGTCTTTTGCTTCTTCGGCAGACAACATAATAGGAGCCGGGATAATTTTTACTGAGCCATCTTCGTAAGTAATGATGATTGCACCATTAATCTCTTTGCGAGATACTTCCTTTAACTCTACCTTTTTGGTTTCTTTTTTCTTAGCCATTTTCGTAAATGTTTAAATGTTAATAATCAATAGTAATCAATAGTTATATCACTCTGTTATAAGTTTCTTGTATTTTCTTTCGCTTCCCGTAAGATAAGCAAATGCAATATTATATTGTTTTACCTCATCAATTACGGTCTTTAGTTCTTCTTGAGATTCTATCTTTACATCTTCTGTATCGATAACTTCATCTTGGTCATTATAGGTATTAACCTTAAAAGATTTACCCATGAACGGATTTAATTGTTTATGTACCTTTACTTCCGGTACTGGGTTTTTAGTTTCCATTGCTGTATTTAATTTTAATTATTCCAGGAATACCAACCTTACCAAATACTTCGGTATAGAATTTGTATTTTGGATTTTGCATTGATTTATAGTTATCAGCTAATCTCATGGGAAATACCCAATATTCATTTTCTAGCATCCTGTTTGTCATAATGTAGGCATATTTACTTCTCATCCTATATTTGCTTACAGGAGTGAACCCTTGAAATCTTAAAGCTTTTACCAAGAACCTTTCTTTTGGTTGCCATCCCAAATGATTTAAGGATTCATCATAAAAGATATCGAGCATATCCCTTTGTGCTTTGATAAATAGTACTTTCTGTATCGGGATATCTAATTTCTTTCTTAGATACAAGGCCAAGGAACATACCAATGGGGGATATTGCAAAGAAAGAATATTATATTTATGCTTTTCCTCCTGACTCAGCCTGTTGTAAATCCTGTAAGATAGCAGAACGGATTTGTATTCTCTTCTTCCGGATATACTTGGAAGATATGCCTTCCCGTTGTCCATACAATTTTTGTGAGTACCTTTCATTGAATGCCTTCTTTCCTTTTGATTTGAAGACCCGGTGCATTTGAACCATGAACCTTCGTCTTCTGTGTTTATCAATTTTATATTCATCCGGGATAATAAACTTCCTGGCTTTAACTAATCTCCCTTTATACCAGAATTTAGTAGAACCAGAGGTATGTCTTATACCATTCATGTCTTGAAGTATTCTTATCCCTTGCCTAAGTAATTTCCTGCCTGATATAATATGAATATATTGAAGAACATCTACTCCGTACATATAAACCAAAGTCTTTTTTATCTGATACCTTGTGAAATAAGGGATACCTGTTAGGTGTTTCCGATATAAACTTTTTTCGGTAATATGTTTGTTGGTTGTATCTGGTCTCCATGTCCATATATAATATCTATCTTTTCGGATTGGTTCCCTACTACTTTCCTTTAGCTTTACCATTGTTCATAGTCCTCCTTGCAGTTCTAAACCAAAGGGTTATTGATTTATCGTTTGCATCTGGGAACTTCTTTTTCATCCTTCTAGTTACTCTTTCTAAATCATAACCCTTTGCAACTAATAACCATACATAGGATTTCTTAGTTCCCTTGATAAGATTAAATTCATCCCTTTCTCTTGGTGGTTTCTTTTCTCTGGGCTTTTTTATTCCTGGAACCCTTTTTGATTTCCTTTGCCCATCTTCACCTTCTTCTCCGAGAAACCCAAGCCTTAATTTCGAATTCCTTAGAGGGTCATCCTTTGAATAACCTATATTCTCTAATTGTTTATCCATCCAATCATCATATTGGTCAATTAATGATTTGTCTGGTTTGTTAGTTGACCTTTCGATATAACCAATTAAATCGAAAACTCCAGCAGCACATGCATCAGGAAAAGGCATACCCAATACTATGGCTTTTCTTTTTAAATCTCTGTAAGTCATATTCCTCCCGGCTGAACCAAGGAAACTGGCTTTTTCTTTTGAGGGTGCTGGTTTATTCTTTTTGTTCTTTCTCATATCTTTTATTTTAATTTGTTGCAAATATAATACTTTTTATTTATATAGAAAAATATTTCTATCTATTTTTATAAAAAGCTGAGGTATCTGATATGCGTTCAGCAGCCGTTGATTTAGGCTTTTTCTTCCTTTTCTTTTTAACCTTATCGGCATTGAAGGCCATATCAAGTTTCTTAATACTGAATTCTATATTATTCACTTGATTATAGTTAACTGCTTTTTCCACGCAGCATCTGTACTCAGGCCAGAAGCGTTGTCCTAATTTTACATCAACGGTTTTAATCATAAACTTGGATACCATGAATCCAAATGTATCTGCATCATCTTTCTTTTCGAATACATACATATAGAATCTACTAAATTCACTAACTACCTCATCTAAAGGTCTTACGGGCATTAGTAAATATCCATCAGTGTATAATTCTTCTGATATTAAGCATACCCAATATTTCTTCTTACCAGGCTTTACTTTATATCTAAACCTTTCTTTCAGTTTTGTGTGCATCCATTCTGGTACTCGTTTTAAAAGGTATTTGATATATATCTTATCCTTTTTATTTAACCGCCTTTTAAATGCAGAAGGCTGTTGTAGCATTCTTGGTAAAATCCTAAAGTTATTCCACCTATCGAACTCTAGAATTAACCTCATTGAATCTAAATCCCAGGGGTCTTCTGATTCTTTGAGTCTTTTCATATTCCTTTCAATATTACTATTGCTTACCTTTGAGAGTAAGTTAGAAGAGTCTCCAGTATATAGACTTGCTTCTTTCCTTGTTAATCTCTTTTCAATACATCCTTCAATAAAATCACAAAAGCTTCGTTCGCAAGGGCAGTCAGGTCGAAAAATAGAAGTGTGTAACTCGAAGAAATCAGAGAATAATCTGAAGAACTTTTCTGACCTTTCTCTGATTTCTAAATACTTGTAATGTGACAACTTTAAAATTTCACCAGCTTCCCATGAAGATTTGCTTTCTGATAACTGAAGGAATAAGGACTGCCTCTCTATTTCGTTTAAGCAGTCCCAAGCTTTCTTCTGAGCATCATTCATAATTAATTCCTCCTAAAACCCATTATTCTATCTATTGATTCACTTGTTATCTCATTTGGGTCATAATCTTGGGAGTTAGCATATAACTTATCTGGGTCATAATTCTGGTACACGCTATAGATTACGTTATCAAAGGGTAACCATATTTCCATTTTACCCATTTCCGGATATAAAAGAAGTTGTACCATTTTATTTATGTGGTCTATACCTAATACCGTAGCATCTATTCCTTCGTAAGGATAACCTTTGAGTACTAAGTAATCGCCTATCTTAACATTCATCAAATCGTCTACAGAATATTTCTTTCCTTCTTTTGCCATTCTCTTAAACCTTTTAACATCTTTCCTGGTGCATGTAGCTACCAATGAGAAATCATCAAAGTCTTCAGAGTTATCTATTCTAGCTTTCTTCTTCCTTTCATGAAGAGTCTCTGTAGACTTTAACCAAGTTCTTATACCTGATATACTTCTCTTCAGTTTGTTTAGAAAAGGTCTAGAGTACGCTAACTCTGTAGGCATCTTGATAAAACCGTAATTGAATAAGATTGGTACTTCTTCGAATATCATCTTACCCTTTGCGGTTTTCTTTAAAACGTTTATCGTAGGGATAATGGCACGTACTTTTTTATATCCCTTTTCTTTAAGTTCTTTATTAATGTTCTGATAATACTTTCGTTCTATGTAGAAGATACAATAAGAATAAGGGATACGTTTCATATTATTTCTTTTTAATGATTAACTTAGCTTGCTTATGAATTAACTTATAAGGTACATTTAAAACCTCACTAGCCATAAATACCATAAGAGTATTCCCGGGTACTTGAATATACATTACTTTAGTAACATATTCTGCAATAATATCTCCCAGTTTTACTCCAACTACGAAGAAAAATTCATTTGCAGGCATAGAGTTATACCTCATACATAAGATGGGTACTTTCTTTGCCCTTTTAGCATCTTTACTTGCTTGTTCCCAGAATCTTAATATATCACAACCCTTATTGCCAAGCAATATATGTTCAAATTTAATTTCTTTGTAGCTTTTACATTCTACGGATATCTTACACCTGTGAGCATGTCTTTCATCTACACAAGTAATATCAGAAGCAGCATCCTTGTTAGAATGCCAAGCCCCTGACATTGGAACTCTATTCCAAGTATAAGCGGTCCATTTAGTAAACCACTTAGACATTTTTAATTCAAATCTTGAGCCTTTTTTCTTACTATTCATGATGTATTATATTTTATATCATTATAGTAGTTGGTACCTACTCAGGCCATTCACCTTTTCAACTTGCAGGATTTTAGTATTAGATAATGGAAGTGAATCTAAATGGGTAATTAGGAATAGGGTCTTATTTGCAAAAGTATGACTGATTAAGGATGTAACCACCTCTACATTATCTGAGCTTAAAGATTCAAATACTTCATCTAAGAAGGCTAGATTAATCCCTTTGGAAGCAGTTAGAGATTCGTTCATAGCAAATGCCATTGCAACATTACAAAGTTGTCGTTCTCCTCCAGATAATTCATCATAATCAATAATTTGCCCATCCCTTTCAATTAAAGTATAAAAGTCTTTTCTAATAGTACCCAAATCTATACCAAATTCAATCCTGAATCCCAATACTTGAGAATATTTATCAAGTGTTCTATTTAACATATCCAGAGATGAATCAAACAGATAAGCCTTGATTCCATTATTACCAAGTGGGTCATTAAGTAACCAATCGTAATTCTTTAACTCTAATTCCTTATTATGGTAATCTTCATCTACTTTACGAAGAGTTTTTCTAATTTCCTTAAGTTTCTCTTTATATTTAGGAGACATAACCTTAAGTTTCTCTTGTTTGAGTTTTTCCAACTCCTCGTCAATATCAGCAATATCAGAAGCAATATCATCACATTCTTTTTGAAGTCTTTTATACTTCTCATTCGTAGTTCTCAACTCATCCAACCTACCCAGAGCATCTTCATATTCTTCCTGGAGTTTATCTGAGTTTATGATTGCTTTATAGATAATATCTACGCTCTCTTTCGCACGTTTGTAGTGGCCTTTATCTAACTGTATCTTGAGTTTCTTTACAAAATCTGGTAATGATACTCCAGATACTATACGGTTATATTTTATCTTGGATTTAAGAACATCTACATAATCAGTATGTTTCTTAATCTTAACTTTAAGACTCTTTTCTACTTCATCCTTAAGTTGTTGCTGTTTTTTAATGAGTTGCTTAGTTAGGTCTTCCCTATCTTTCTTTAATTCTCTACGTTCTGACTTTATTTTTTCTTTGAAACCTTTCTCTCTATCACGTAAATCAAAGTAAGCTTCCTTATTTGCTTCAAGTTCTTTCTTTAATAAAGCAGATTGGTGTTCTACTTCGTTTGCCTGAGCTAATAGGTTATTTTTATCCTGCATAGCTATACCTTTGGCAATGTTAAGAAATTCTAAATCAAATACTTCTTCGAATATCTTCTTCTTATCTGAATTAGATTCTTGTATCAGTCGTTTAATACCCTGACCAAACATAATGGAGTTCATGAATAAAGTGTAAGATAAGCCAAGCTCTGCATTAATGGCATCTTGGAGTTTATTCTTACCCTTTACATTCACTACCTCGTTATCTTTCATAAGGATAAGCCTATCTTTACCTTTAGCCCCATCCTCAAGAACTATATTGCATTTCTGACATCTGATAATTTTATAAATATGTTCTCCCTTTTGAAAGAATACTTCTACCATTACTCCCTGGTAATCTTTAGGTCTTACCTTTTCCCAAGTAGTTACTTCTGATACCCCTTTTAGGTTTTTACCATATATTGCCCATACCAATGCCGATAAGATGGTTGACTTACCTTTTCCATTTGGTGCCTTGATAAGTATGGTACAACTTGGATTTAAAGGTATATGTAGGTTTTCTATTGAACAGAATCCTACTACGTTCATTGTTGTAAATGTTAACATGATTCAGCTTTTTTAAGTATGTCAATCAGTAGTTCTTTCTTATCTTGTTCAGTTATACCTTTTTCCTTAAGATACTTCCTTGCTAGAGCTTTCTTAGAAAGTTGCTTAGTAATTTTATGGTTAGTATTTACTAAGTTACTAGTTTTCTTAGGTAAAACGGTATAATAATTGCCATCATCCTTAATATCCTCCTCAGATTCTACATCTACAAATTTAGGAAATTGCTTAAGGTGTACAAATTGCATTGATAAGTCTGAATAAATCTTCCAATAACCCAATTTACAACCTCTATCGGTTCGCCTTTGATGATTAGGTGCACCTATCATATAAACCTTCTTTGATAGTCTTTGAGGTTTATGTATATGACCACATAATACCAAATCAAATCGATTCAAGATATTTACATTGAGATTTTCTACAGAATCAACTTCTCTACCATCAGTATCCTTTGCTCCTGGATAATCCGTATGAAGAAGAAGTATGTTCTTTACATTCTTATCTAGTTTAAGTTTCTTAAGATATTCACTTAGACCCACATTATTATCAATATAGGGAACTCCATAAATGTGGTAATCTCCATAAGAACACCATTTAATTCTGGTTAGATTAACACAACTCATAAAATTCTTATGAAATACAAAAGGCCATCCCTTAGTTATCCTATCAATACGATTTACCGATTTCAAATCGTGATTCCCGTCTATATAAATCATTCTGAATTTCGGATAATTACTTTCTAACCTATCGAATTGTTCAGCAACAAAGATTGCTAAGTCTTGGTCAATTGATTCTGGCTTATGAAATAAATCCCCACAGAATAAAGCAGGACATTTGTACTTTTCACATTGACCTGCAATAACGTCAAGGACCTTGATACTATTCAAGGTCCTATTGTTGTTCTCATTGAATTTTGCCCATAGATTTATGTGCAAATCCGAGAATGCTATAAATACTACTTCCTTACTCATGAAGAAAATCAATAATAAGTTTCTTACGAATATCCAAATTAGCTTCTCTTATACAGAGAACTTTAGTTTCACCATACAGGGATTTGATTACTCCTTCTGTTGCACCATATTCCAAAAGTTGATTCTTAAATATATTCTTATAGATAGAAGATATTTCCTTAGTTGGTAAGAATCCCCACAAGTTCAATACGTTATCCATTATAGAAGATATTAAGAACTGGAAGTAATTATTCTCTATTCGTTTGCCATTATCTTCCATAACCCATTCCTTTACCATTGCAGTAGTAAAGTCTAATAGAATGAGGTGAGTACATTGCTGATTGAGTAACATCTTGCAAGTTTCGAAGAAGTGTTCCATTTCACATTTAGGAACATTCTTGGCTTGTTTATAATAGAAATAAGCAGCTAAATCAAGATAGCTCCTATCTGTAACGAATCTATCTCTGTCTCTAAACATTTTATTTCTCAGATTCATTACCTGAAAGTCTTCCATTAATAAATCCTTTGAATCTCTTTCTAACATCTCTTTATGAGACATATCTTTTGTTTTAGGGATTAAATCTGATACACTACCAGATATAAAATCTAGTACTGGAGGATATTCTGATACATCAAACTTAATCATCCCGGGAACTTCCTTTGCTAAAGTGGTTTTCCCAACTCCACTTGCACCTGCAAACATGATTTTCATTCGGATAACTCTTTAAAAGGTTTAATAAATTCTTTAGTTAGGAACGAAGCAAGAGAATACTCTATGCACAACTTCCTAAATTTATCATAGTTGAAAGTCTTCTTTCTTTTGATAGGCATCTTATCTAATGGTACATTACCTACAAACCAGAATAAGTCAATGAGTTTACGATTTCTATCCCAAGCTTCTTGATATTCTTTGTTAGGTTTAGCTTCCAGATACTTGTAGATTGATTGATATTCATCGAGTATCTTTCTTGCAGTTACTGGACCTATACCCTTAAAACCCGGGATATCGTCAGAAGTATCACCTACCATTGCAAGATACTGAACAGTCTCATGTGAATGATAACCGAAGAGTTCTTTACAATTGCCCACTCGAATAACTTCATCTTTTCTGGGGTTTAATATTCTAACGTTCTTGTTTAACAATTGATTAAAATCCTTATCTGATGATACTAAGATTACATTATCCGAACGATAAGTATTAATAATTAGGTATGCTAAGAAATCATCTCCCTCATATTGAGTTTTATTCCTTTTATCAAAGATATAAGAAATTCTTAGCATACCCAATATCTTCATTATGATTGCCTTTTGTATTTGCAAGGATTCATAATCAACCGATATATTTTTTCTATGGCCTTTGTAATTAGGCAATAACTTATCCCTTACTGGTGAATGACCATTATCAAATGTTATAACTACTTCGTTTGGTTTAAACCTTGTAAGATACATATGAAGTGATTTGAAAAATCCGAATATTGCTCCACTTGGTTTTCCGTCTGTAGATTTAAGTTTCTCGAACTTATGAAAAGATTGATGGAGAATATTCTCTCCATCAATCAATAATACTGTTTTCTTACTCATCGTCTTCCTCCTCCTCTTCGTCTTCCCCTTGAACATCGTCTACTGGGAATAGGTTAGTATTTAATGATTCTAGTTTCTTTTTAGTAGTTCCAATAGTATTTATACCGGCTTTTCTTAAAAGCTTACGTCTTAATTCATCATTCTCTTCTAGTAAAGCTAAAAATTTCTCTTCTCCTCTACAGAGAGTTTCTCCTTTATATTTATAAACTCCACCATTAGATTTTTGTATAATCTCTTCCTCTATAAGAATCTCATTTAACCAATATATCTTATCAAAACCTACGTCATGGTATTTAGAGTTATTATATACGGGAGCAGCTTTTATAGTCCCTCTTGGAGGAGCAACCTTATTCTTCATTGTACGGATTGAAGTTACTCTACCAATCTTTCTTTCCTTCCCTTTTATCTTCTTCGTTAAGGATTTACCTCCATATAAACCTATTCTTTGAGAAGCATAGAATTTTAAGGCAGCTCCTCCAGGAGTAGTATCAGGATTTTCAAACATACCTGCTTTTAGATTAGTACGTAATTGATTAATATAAATCTGAGTTACTCCCAAAGAGTATAACATTTCATTTCTTATACGGAAATATTTATATATGGCTTTTGCTCGATTACCCATATCGGCAGAAGCATTACTCATTTCGGAGTTTATATTTATTTCGGTGTCCAGAGCCGAAACTGAATCCAAAATTAGTAATATAGGTTCATTATTTACTAGCTGACTTCTCCAATATAATGCCATAGATGCAACCCAATCAGATATTTTTTCTATAGCAGTTTCTCTATAGATAATTACCCTACTTAAATCTAGTCCATTAATCTCAGCCCAAGAATTAGTAAAAGATTGTTCAGCATCTATCCACAAAACTACTCCATTCAAATACTGACAGGAATATGCGAAATCATATGCCATTAGACTTTTACCAGAGGATTCAGTACCAAATAACTCAAGTATCTTCCCATACGGAATTCCTCCACCTAAAATATAATTAAAAGCTAAAAATCTTGAAGGTAACCAAGGTAACTTAGAATCATCTTCTTCTAAAGCTATAGAAAAACCTGGGAATTTCTTCTTCATCTCATTCAGAGAGGGTACTTTTATTTTCTTCCTTGCCATAGTTCTTTAAATTTATATCTTATTATTTTATTTATCATTGATTTGTTCGTATTGAACATCTCTGCTAATTCCATAATACTAACACCATCACAATAATAGTCAAACAACTCTGGTATTTCTTTATTTACCCATCTAGGGCATTCTTCCCCTTTTTGTTTTCTACCATCTACTATCATCTGAGCCATATTCTCTTGGTGTGTACCCCAATATAGATTTTTATAATGATTATTTAATGGGTTATTATCTTTGTGACATACACAAGGTTTATTCTCTGGGTTAGGTATATAATCTAAAGCTACTAACCTTGATACCGAGTATGACTTATTTCGTATCTTTACTCGTTTGGTACTATAGGTTGGAGTTTTAATCATTATCTTTACTCTCCTTTCTCTCCATACCTTTCCCAATTTACCAGCATCGTTCCCGTTAGGTATTACCCTTGAGTATATCTGACCTCTTTTAGAGATATAATATCCTGGACATCCAGGTATGTTATCATACTTTGCCATAATGTAATGTCTTTAAACTAAAGAAGGTGATAACAGAACGAATCTAATTACCACCTTCGAATGAAACCCTATTACTAACCCTTAAATATCCGATTTGTATTTTCTTTTCTTTTTCTTAGGTTCATCATCTTCCATGTAATGGTCTTTGTGAACTCCCTTTTTCTTTTTCTTCTTTGACTTATCGTCATCCTCATCATCTCCTCCATGATCTTCATTTAAGAACTTAGCAAGAAGTTCCTCCAGTTCATCGTAAGATTTAATTTGAGAACGAACTATACCTTCCAGGTCTACATTACCCTGGTACTTCTTGTCCAATTTGGTTGGTTTACAAGCCCGAGCAGAATAGGTAGTATCAAGCTTACCAGAACCAGAACGAATAATTTTGATATCGTATCCATTTCTTGGGTCTGTCATATCACCAGCTTCATCCTCATCGAGGTATAAGTCGATAATATCTTGATAAACAGAGCGTGGAACTAGAACTCCCTTATCTTTACCTTCGTAATCAAATTTAGTTCCCTTTTCGTCTGCATAGACCGGACCACCAATAACGTATCTTCTTCTTGGTACGAGAGTTTTTGCAAGTTCCTTGTCATCCTCATCCTTTGAGTTTTTCAATTCTTGATATTTTTCCATGAAGGGGCATGGTTCATCAAAAGTAGCCGGAGATATTACTCCTCCCAGATTACCTCCAAGATAGAACTGAACAATTTCTATACCCAATTCCTGGTCATCTCCCGGAGATTTGATTCTCATACGTAAAGTACCTTCTTTAGGGAATACCAAACCATTTCCGTTTCCCTTAGATTCTAACTGTTTCTTTCTAGCTAGCATCTTTTCCTTTGTAGAAAGTCCATCTGATGAAACTTTCTTCTTTTTCTTTTTGTCAAGTGCCATATTAATCGTTATTATTTGGTTCTGAGTAAATTATCTCATTCATACTCAACACCGTTAAAGTGTTCTTTTCCAAAAGTTGTTGTAAGCCTGGGGTAAGCTTGTCTGTTTCAAATTCCAGTTCCTTACCGGCATACAAACCATAGGTAACTATTCTACCTACTTGCACCAAATCCCGGTAAGTTCTATACTCTTCGGTAATCTCCCCGAGTTTAACTATAACTCCCTTACGAGGAACTCCCTCTTTTACTTGTTCCGGGATAATAAGCCCAGAACGAGTTTGGTTTACTTCTTTTGGTGATAAGATAAGAACCCTGTTTTCAGTTGGACATCCAGGTAATTGTTTGTCAAACTGATCTGCTACCATAGCAGAGATGAAAGTTAATGAATAATTCATATTCTAATTCGTTTTTAAAAGTTAGTAATTACTTATAGTTATTATTGTTGCTTCCTCATGTTGGCATTAATAGTCCTCAAGATATTCTCCCGACTCTCGTATGCTCTACATATTGAAATATACTTGTTAGCCTTTTCTACTGCTTTTAAATATCGTTGATATATCGACTTATACTTTGGAGATATATTAGCCTTATGAGCAACGTAGTCATTATTGAACCTTTCATTAGATTCTTTAATAAATATCCAAGCAGCAGAATAAGCTTCATCCTTTTCTCTTGCTAGAGCATCCCTTTCTTTAATATACTTATCTCTTAATGAGCAAAGTATATAATAACTAGTGGGAGATTCCCTTAACTGAGAATTAATGATATTTTCATTAATGGATAATTCCTTAGCAATATCTATGGTTATGATATTACCTTCGAATTTAACCTTTAGTTTCTTCAGTTCTGTTTTCATGTACTTTCAATAAATTCTTAAAATCCTCTTTTGAATATTTACCTTCTTGAATTGCTTTAGATACCTGAGCAAATGCACAGTGATAGGCAGTATCTAAACCAGGCAAGTGAAGAATAGATTCATACTTACCAATTATATCAATTAAAGCCTTGAATCTTAAGTCACATAGGTTATCTGTTCCTCCTCTATCTACTAGAGTCATAAACAGAGCCCAATAAATATGAGTAGCATCTTCATAAGCTAACCTTGCATCTTCATCCTTCATTACACCAAATGCCAAATCCTCTAATAATTTGAGATTTGATTGAAGTTGCTCTATCTGAAACCTAACTCGGTTGAATACCATTTTATCTCTACCGACTAATCTCAAATTACATAAGTCTAATTGACGATTGAGGTTTTGAATAGAGAACTCTAAGCAGGCAGATATCATATAGGTTAAAGATGATAGCCTATTTGTATTCATTATTTGTTCTTCAGTTGCCATAGTTTATAATATTTTATTATTTATGTTGTCATAGTATCCTCTTTCTTCACTTCTGTAGGTGATTTTGGATTTTCTTTATGATGAAGATACCTATTACAACCTGGGCACTTAACTAATTTGCAATCAGCAAAAGTGGATGAATCTACTTCTGAGTAGTCATATTCAAATTCACAATCACAGTATGGGCATTTAGCTCGCCATACAGTGGGTCCATTCAAAATCTTTTTCATAAGCCTTTATTTGTTTATTAAATCTCTCTTTAAATTGCTTAATATGGATATGTTTATATTTCTTATGTTCAGCCATATATTCCTCTACTGAAAAATCTGGTTGTAACATCTTATTATAATCATACCCGGGAATAAATGGTAATTCCTCTGCCATAGTTCTACCAATGGTAAAGTCCATATCCATATCAACATCATCAACTTGGAAACCAAAGTATTTCTTAGTACTTGGATTACGTAGGATATTCCAAATAGTATATACTGTCCAGGTATTTATATCTTTGGGTTTAGAATACATATATACAGCATCATGAACTGTACAAGCTTCTTTCATCATTGGCAATTTACCTTGCCTCATTAACCAATAAACAAGGATAGCTCCAAAGTTGGTCATATTTGCTGCAGCACCTTGACATGGGAAGTTAAGACCTAAACGAATTGCATAAGCAACTTCTTGCTTATCATTTGAATATATTTGTGGGAGTCTTCGTTTAGTACCAAATAATTGGGTATAATATCCATGCTTACGAAGGAATTTCTCTTGCTTCTCTTTAAATTTAAGTATTTTAGGATGTTTCTTAAAGAACTCATCCATCTCTTTACGAGCTTCCTCCTTGGTAACTATAATACCAGCTTTTGGGTCTGATAATTTTACTGCTAGCAAAGCATCTCCAATCCCATAAATAAGTCCAAATGCAATTTGCTTTGCTTGCTTTCTCCTTACCTTCCAAAGCTTATGGTCAGGATGACTTTCGTCTTCGTATATTTTACTTGCTTCCTCAATTGGAACCCCATATTTTGCTGCTGCTATACCAAGGTGAGGGTCTACTCCCTTAGCAAAAGCTTCCAGATAAGTTTCATCACCTGATAGATGGGCCATCATTCTTAACTCTGCCTGAGAATAGTCGAATGCCATATATAAATAACCCGGAGGAGCAACTAATTGTTTCTTAATATTTGGGTCTACCGATGTCTTGGGTATTTGCTGCATATTTGGGTCAGCAGAACTGAATCGATTAGAATCAGTACCATGTATATTATATCTACCGTGTAATCGAGAATCATCTTGGACTTTTTCATGCCAACCCTCAATATAAGTAGTATACATTTTCTGTAAACCTCTTAATTCAAGTAGCTTATCAAGGAATATTGCTTTTGGGGATTCTGGGTCTTTTACGGTTAACCTTAATTCAACCAAAGTATCTTCATCGGTACTTGGCTTACCAGATTCATTATTTTTAATTACTGGGAATTTAAAACCAGAATCTGAATACATGAGTTGGGGTAAATCAACCGGACTACTAAGATTAAGAGGTCTTATAAGTTCCTGTTCTTTCTTGGTAGTAAATATACCTGCACGAATGTTTGATATCTTTTGTTCCCTTGAATCAATCTTACGTTTATCTTTTGGGTCATTGTAATCTAACTCTTCAAGTTCAGCCTCAATAGATTCGATATACTTTTCTATTTTAACTTGATTATATTTCTTGGTAAACTTCTTTACCCTTGGTAAATCATAGATTGCTTGTCTAGCAGCATCTATCTTTGGTTTATATTCCTCAAGCAATTTCTGATTAAATTCCGTATCAAGGTATAATCCCTCTTTCTCTACCGAAGTTAATACCCGGGAATTACACATAAATAAATTACGAAATACCGAATACATCTTCAAGTCAATTAACTTCTTCTCGAAGAATATCATTAATCGTAAAGTGAAGTCTGTATCTTGACAGCCATATTTACATAAGGGGTCTAATTCCTTTTTATCCCAGGGTATCTTATCAAACTTATCTTGCTTTTCATAATCACCATATTCTGGTAGATATCTTCTAACCATATCTTTTAACCCATGGGGTTTTTCTTCGTTGAGAACATATTTTGCAAGCATACCATCTAAGCATGTACCTCTATAATAGATATGATACTTTTGATTAATCTGGTCATCAAATTTCCAATTCCATGCAACCTTTACAATATCATAATTCTCAATAATCTCTTCCCCAAATTTCCTTAACATCTTCTTCCAGTTCCATCCTGGAGAAGTATATTCTTTTGTTTGGAAATGGTCTAATGGAATAGAAGCACCAAACCCTGGCATCCAAGATACTGAAAGAATAGTTGGCTTGAAACTTTTGTTATAGATTGGTGAACCATCAGTTTCATAATCCACACTGGCATATCCGGTATACTTACATAGTTCAATAACTTTTTTAAGCATACGTTTGTTCTTAATAATTACATATCTAGTTTGCATGATTGATGTCTCCCATCTTTAATACATTGTTCAATATTTTCTTTCTGTGTACCCCAATATAAATTACCAGTACGGTTATTACAAGGATTATTATCCTTATGATATACACAGGGTTTATTTTCTGGGTTAGGTATATAAACTTTTGCAACTAACCTAGATACCTGGATATAAAGCTTTTTACCCTTTGGGTCTCTTAAAGATACTTTACACCTATTTAGATTAGTTATTGCAGGAGTTAATTCCCTCCATAAACCCAAGGTATTCATATAACCTAAACCAATAACTCCTACATTATTACGAGTATATACTTTCCCAAATTTAGATACATAATATCCTGGATACCCTGGTATATTATCTTTAAACTTAGGCCTATATAATATGGGTTTATTAGAAGTATGTTTTTTCTTCATATATTATAAATAGAAAGAGGGACATACCTACATGTAGTAGATACATCCCTCTAATATTAGAATGAGTCCTGTAAATCTTCAAGATTGGTATTCAGGTATTTCCAATCTTTCTTGTAAGAATGAAGAGAATCAATTGTGTGGTATAAGTAACCGGGTTTAACTCCCACCTCTTGAGCTACATATTCCATGAGTCTCCATGCAAGGTATACATCATTACCAAAGTGAGTAACAAAATCTGAACTTCTTTGGTGATAGCAAATATGTAATACTTTCTCTCCTTTACCATTCTGACGGATAAGGAAATCATAATACATTGAGCATGGGATACGTCTACTACCGTCAAGAAAACATAAATCTGAACCATGTAATATAGGGAGTACTGCTTTACGAGTATCATTATCCCTTTTAAGAAGGTTGATTACCTCTTCTAAAGCTAACTTACCAGTATCACTTAAATCGTTCCAAATCCTTTCCGGATAACTATAATCAAACTTTTTCCCATTTGGACCTTCTACCAAGAATTGTTCCCATAAATCTTTTCTCAATTCCCAAGCTTTTCCGGGATTTAACCCATACCAACCAATTCTTTCCTGAAACTCAGCATCTGCCCATTCCTTTGAGTGAGAGAATACAAATAACCATACTGGGTCTCCGAGTGAAGTTAAGCAATATTGTTGGCAAATAAGTTCCTTTGTTTCAAACTCTTCTTTACCTTCAATTACTTTATTCTGATAGGTCTTTGGTTTTACAGTTTGACCATAACTGTTGAGTTCTCTGCCAAGTTCTGACATTAACTCAAAAGAATTACTGTAGATTCTCATTCTTCTGTTTCTTTAAAAGTTTCTTCTTATATGCTTTACGTTGAGAATAGGATATCACATTTTCTGGATATTCTATATCTTCATATTCTAATAGCAAGTCCTTTGCTAACAAAGCTTGGTATTCATATAAGTCAGGACGTAGTACTTTAAAACTTCTGAAAAATACTTTGAATGATGACCATTCCTTTTCTGTACCGTTCAAGATTTTCTTATATACTTCCTTAACCCGTTTAGTCCATGGATTATCAATACCCTTGATTACTTTCTTAAGAGGTTTATAAGCCGAGTACATCAGAAGGGTTTCTACATTCCCATACATTTGAGTAGCAAATAAATTTATCTGTACCGACTGTTCTGGTCCGTACACATATTCCGCCATCCGTTGGATTAATAAGAAGTCGAAGATTAACCTTTTTGTAATTTCTGAAGCTCGAACCACCATTGTGATGACCGATATATCTTCCCCAAATCTCTTCGAAAATGTTGCAGCTATTAGACATTGTTTACCATTATCATGATGATTATTAAACATGTACGTAACATTGTAATTCTGATTATATTTGTTTTTCAGGAGTCTTAATTTGCTACGTAAGAGGTCTAACTTATTAAAATCAATATAATTATTCAATAAGCTTGTCCACTTAGTTTCTTTATAATTAAAACACCTGCCATAATCAAAATCTGGGTCTACCCATGCTTTACGTATTTTTATAAACACATTGTATGCTACTGCAACTCCACTGTTTGCAGTAGCACCCTTATCAAAAAGAACGGGGTCTAATCTTAAAAAAGCCTCGTTCAATTTCTCCCATGCCTCTTGTGAAGTAGCAAACTCCAAAGAGTGGAGGGTCTCCTCCGTATTCGATTGAAGACCCTCTAATTTTCTATTCCATCCCGACACTGTTATATTTCTTTATAATTCTACTTACCCTACCTTGACTCTTTAATCCAACTATCTTAGCTAACTGAATTTGAGAATAGTTACCAGTAGCATATTTCTCTAATATTAGACTAATCTGTTGTTCAGTAATAGTAGGCTTAAACTGACCTCTATTCCTACCTTCTCTCATCATTTGCTGAGTATTTTCCTTATAAGTACCCCATTGAAGATTCTTATAATGGTTATTATAAATATCATTATCAAGGTGCATTACTACCGGTAATTTATTAGGATTAGGTATGTATACCATTGCTACCAACCTATTTAACCTAAACTGCTTCCCTTTTAAACTAACATACAAATAACCTCTAGTAGGATTTTTAATATAACGTAATTCTTTCCAAGTAATATCTCGTATTCTTTTCCAAACTCTGCCTCGTTTTGAAACATAAAAGTTTGGGTAACCTGGTATATTATCTTCTTTCATTTTAGTAATTTGTTTTTTGTCTCCAGAGGTTAAGTCTTTGTTTCTTAAAGAATAACCTGTAGATTGATTCATCTGAAAATCCTTGTAATCCCAAGAATCCCATATATAGGTAGAAAGCTTTTACCAAAGAATACTGAAAATCTAATTCCTTGGTCATTACTTGTGTTTGTTTCCAAGATCTACACTTAAGAAGATTCCTTGCAATATTCAATTCATATACTACATTGAATAATAATACCTTCTCTTCTTCATGAGATGCTTCACTTAAGGTATTAAACCCAGGAGTATAATCTTTTACTGATTCATGGTCTTCATCAATCATATTAAACCGATTAACTAAACCAATACTACCTTCGGTAACCATGGCTATACCCAGTGTAATTACGTCCTTCAATTCCTTTACTTTGAAGTCAGAGTAATCGACTACGTAAGACGTCCCCCAGGAGAAGATATCTTCTGGTAGTATATTTGCAAAGTGGAACAAAGTGAATAGGAATCCCAGAGCATCTCCCTGTTCTTCATTGGCATTCTGCAAATGGTTGAGTACCTGAGTATATTCATCCTCTGTTAACTGGTCAATATTCCATCCCCACTTGTGGCATATCTTTACTACCTCAGAGGTAGATTCATAACCCTCCATTAGTTCTTCGATAACCCGGGCAATAAAATCCTTAAGAACTACCTGATTTTGATGATTATTGATATCAACCGGGTAATCGGGTAGCTTTTCTATTTGCCGGTAGCCGTCTAATTGTTCTAACGAAAGAGAATACATTGCTTGTAAATACGTACCTACTTCTAAAGAAGGTACGATTTCCTTGATATTACGTATATCCATTACTTACTTCCTGTTGAATTAAATCCACCTTCACCTCTTGTTCCCCACATTTGAGATTCAGAATAAAATTCTTCTGATTGAATCTCCTCGGGTTCTGTGAGATAGATTGGTACATGAATAAATTGGGTTGCTTTCTCATCCACCCTTAGAGTCTGTATTACTCGACTGAGATTGATTATACCAATATGAATCTCTCCTACATAAGGAGAATCTACAATCTCTGCAGTATACAGAAGACCTTTTTTAGAAGCAAGCCCAGACTTATTAGCTGCCATGAGCATAGACTCTTGAGGTTCGATAAGAGGTTTAATACCTGAGGGGATAAGGATTCTCCCTCCCGGGTAGATTTGAATATCAGTTACGAAGTTGGTAGTTGTATTTACTCCCAATACAAAATCTGGAGTAAAATGATTTGGAGATTGGTTTGCCTCCATCTGAATCAATTGTTGAGGGTCCAAGTTTCTTGGGATATAGAAATCCAAACCTGCATCACCAATATTACCTCTCGAGGGAGTCTTTACGTCTCTTACTTTAATAAATCTGAATCTGTTCATAATATATTACATTGTTTTAAAAGTTGTCCAAAGGTTAATCCTCGTTGAGGAGTTACTCCGAGTGAATGACAGAATCTTTCTACGTCATATTCACCCTGCATAAACAAATCAGCAAGAACATCGTCCTGCCGTACATAATAATTTGGGTTATTAAGATATAACTTAAACATTGCCCATATCATTCTTAACTTACCTACTTTTCCCATTGCATTCTTTATAAAGTTCTCTAATACGTTTCTTAGGTACTTCGAATTTCTCAACTGTCTTTGAGATAATTTCTTTTCTGTCTTTCCCTTTCCGAATCAAGCTTCGGATGAATTTCTTGATACCAACTGTGTCTTCTAATACATCCAAATCTTTGTATTGATTCTTCTGTTCTAATTCTTTCCTTGTAATGTTCAAGTTCTGAGACATCTTGAATGCACACAGTTCTGAATCTCCGCATAATTTACATTCTTTAGTGGATAAATCATACCCAATACCAAAGCATGGGTCTCCATTACTTCCCAACTGAGAGATATCCAAGGGTGTTAGGATATTCTGCTTGGTTAAGTCAGGAAGCATTTGTTTTTTCTTTGTCATAATTAATCATCTATTTTTTTTTCTGTTAGTCTTATGACTGAATCTCCAATCTTCAATTCCGACTCATACAGTGGTAAGTAGGAATGTCCAATTGCATTAATAAATAGTTTCCTGATATCACCCAAGTGTTGTGAGTAACGAGAATCAGTATAAGTTAGTACTCTAACCTGCAGTCCTGAACAGAAAAATAAATCGAAATAGATTTTATATTCATGAGCCATTACCTGGACTGATCGTATATCTGATATCCATACCAGGGTAGTACAGTTAAAAACATGGAGAGGAGTTTGTTCCTCTCCGATTATCTTATCAATGAATTTCTTATATAACTTAGTAATCATAACTTTTGAGTGTTACATTTTGATATTTACAATGAGGACAAGTCCAATCCTTAGTATGCCAAGGACCTCTTAAATCCTTTATCTCGCTCTCCTTGAATTTCTTCTTGCAATGATGACATTTGTATTTATATACATCGTAATCATACTGAGATGAATAGAGATAAAGTATTCCGATTATCACTCCCAGTACTGTTAGTATTAGTAGTAAGTATTCCATATCTTTTAATTTAATGATTAATAATGCCATATATCCCTCTATTAGATTAATTACTTCCTCCTACCGGAAAAAGTAATTATCCATAGTACTTAATAGAACAGATTAAGTAAGGTATTCTCATAAAGAATGAATAGGATGATTCTTCCATATCTTCTCTAACAGAATAACTTTCAATTCTTGTTTTTGATAATACTGCTTCCTATGTTTACCATGCCTATTAAGATAAGGACCTGGATAATGTAAGTCATCAAGGTAAACCTTTTTCTTTGAGGAATCAGTTCTAACCAAACGACCAAGGAACTGAATAGATTTTTCTTGGCTATCCATACTGGCAGCATTAAGTAAATACCTAAGCTTAGGAAAGTTTTTACCTCGAGCAATGATTGTGGTTGATACTAAGATATCAATCTTACCTTCCCTAAAATCCTTCATTATTTGTTGTCTTATCTTTGAAGGAGTATCTACATGCACACAGGCAATATTATATTTGCTTCCTAGTTTCTTTTTAAAGTATTTGCATAAATTCTCACAGTGTGCAATAAATTTACATACTACGAGTGCAGGATATCTATCTTGTTTAAGATTCCATTTAAGTCGAGAATAAACCATTCTCTTTGCATACTTATTGAAGGTAATAGAATCATCATATACTTCCTTATAGGATACTTCTTCTGATTCCCAATTACCATACCAGGGTTTACTTGGTACCATCTTTACAATTGTATGAGTTGAATAACCTTTCTTAATAGAATCCTTAAGTTTAAACTCCGCAAGTACTTTACCAAAAAATACCTCAAGATTCATATTCTTTACTTTATCCTTGGCAAGCTTACTCATATAAATGGTACCAGATAATCCTATACGAACTCTGGTATTAAATAAACGAGTAAGTACATTTTGATATTGCTTACTACCTGCTTGGTCAGCCTCATCTACCAAAACCATATCTACCTTAGATAGTTCATTCTGATAGAATCTCATGTTACGAGAAATAGATTGAACCATACCAATGGTAAAATTGCTCCAGTTTAATACTTTACCTTGAACAAATGTAATCTGTTCTCCTGGTAGGTATTTCTTAAATTCATCTCTAGCTTGATTCAACCAGTCAGAGTCATTAGTTATTAGCAAAGTCTTTAACTGCTTCTTATAGGATAGATAAAGAGACGACATGATAAGTGTGTTATGAGATATGAATCCATTAGATAGGTAATTATGATACTTAGGTATCTCCATATCATAACATGGGTATTTATCTAAGATTTCTATCTTATCTATTTTATCCCAATAACAATTACTAGAAATATTTAGTAATTCTGTAGCTTTATCATTATTAGAGCCTAAGAATTCTACTAAACAATTAAAAGCAGTTAAAGTTAATCTATTATGATGACTTACCTGTGTACTTATAACTCTACCATAGGTTTTTCTAAACTTACCTTTTTCTTTCCAAGAAAGCTTATCATAAAGTTCTTTAGCAAAATTACTAAAAGGTAGTTTATTACTGTAGTTATTCCGTTGAGAATTGCTAGGAATACATTTTCTTTCAATCCTCATGGGTATTATTTCTAGAAACTCATCATAAAATTCGCTATGAATAGTTATTCTATAAGCTATACTCTCTTTACCATTACATGAAGTCTTCTTGGGTTTAAGACAACAAGCTATTCCTAAAGATAATAAAGCTTGTTGTACTCTACGAGCATTTTCAAGATTTACAGTAGTAAAAGATAAGGATCTTCTACCATGAGATGATGAATTATGCCCATCTGTATCAAATAAACCTGCTATATAATTCCTTAAGTCATCATAAGAAGCCTGAAGAATCTTATCGGGTATGTACTTTTCATGGGCAGTACCAATTAATTCTGGATATTCCTCTTGAAGTAGTTTAGCAAAATTAGTATCGGATTTAGATATATGAAAACCTTTAAATCTTTTGTGGGGTTTTATTTCTACAGGAGTTTTACAGATTTCATCCATAGTAGCTTTAACTACTTCGGCTACTTCTATATCTTGACCTGATATAGATATGTTTATTTGATTTTTAGAAACTTGATGAATATGACCATCTCCGGATAAAGCTCCCAAAGTATAGCTAAGGTTTTTACCTATGGTATTTTTAGAATGAGTATATTCTAAGGAGATAGGTAAACAATCCCCTTTCTTTAAATCCTTGACATATACCCATTGTAGATTATCTCCATAATAAGTATATAATCTGTGATTTTCATATCCACAGATTAGAGTATAACCCTGAGAAGTAGTTATCTTTACTACCTTAATCTCATTATAAACTCCTGCATTGGGTTTTACTAATACACCTTCTTTAGTAAGGACTTTACCTTTATATCGTATCTTACCTGTTTCAGAAACGATTTTTTCTATAGGTAATAACCCATCCTCAGTATGTATTAGGGTACCCTTACCGGTGCATTTACCTGCATTAACGGTGTAATCTAATACGCCAATCTGAAAAGGTACCTTACCTACTTTGTTATTGATTACCGCTTTAACGGCTTTCTCTTGTTCTGGTCTTAGTTTATATTCTCCTATTTTCGTAACAACTCCATTGACTTTAGGTAATGGTTGTCGCATATCTACAACTTTAGGTTTAATTCCATACTCAATACACTTTTCATATACTGCAGGAAGTAAACCTATCTTAAATTCACCATGCTTATTAATATAATGAATCTTGCCGTCCCAGTTCTGCATACCTCTTTGCCTTGTACGTAAGTAGAAAGCATTTGGATGACGAATGGCAAACTCTGCATAGAGTTTCTGTGCGAACTTAAGAGGTAAGTCAAGTTCGCACATATTCCCATTCTGTATAATTATCCTACTCATTTGATAATTACAGTTACACCTTTCTTAGTAGAATCATCTACTCCCATAGCTTCCTTGATAAGCTTAATGTGATGTTCTTCATCGGCAATTAACTTATTCAACAAATACATCACATCATCATAATCAGCCCGTTCACTATATAAGGCTAGACTATTCATAATTTTCTTATAATTGCCAAGGGTCTCTATCTCAGAGTTCCAGGCAATCTTCAAAGCACTTTCAGGAGAAAAACCTATTTCCACTTTAGGATAGATATCCATCACAGAATCCTGTTCATAGGGGTCTGCCTTTTGTAGAAAATCTGATAACTTGTCGTAGTGTCTCATTTCTACTAAACCAATACCAAGCATTAGCTCTGCAATGGGTTCAAACCTTGACGACTGTTGAGTATACATAAGGATAGCACTAATCTCAGAGAAAGGTTTATCCTTTAGTGCATCCTTGAACATATTAACAATATCCTCTGGCCAAGGTTCAATGTCCTTGAAATCAGGGTAATCTACTGACTGGTCCGAATACTTGAGGACATCAATAAAAGCATTAGCTGCATCCTCTACTCTGTTACCTAAAAATCTTAAAGCTTTCATAACGTTATGTTTTAATTATTAATCTTATCCCAGAGAGAGCCCTCAACTTGAGGTTCCTCTAAGGATTTTTTATTCTTATTTTTATATAAATACTTATTATACCTTTCTACTGCTTTATCAGTATATAATTGAGCAATATCGGGTAGACCATTACACCATGCTAAGGATTCAAACTGAGCATCTATGAAATCCTTATAATCCCAACCTTCTTCCTCTAGGAATGCTGCTACATAAGCGAAGTGAATATACTTCTCAGGATTCTTTTCATAGGATTCATATATACCAGTTGCCTTAGCAATCTTACTTACAAAGTAATCATGTACCTTAGCAGTAAGTTCTAAATCTGCTGACTGTAATTTAATCTCAGCTTCGGTTTGATTAGTAATGTTGTCCTGCATGGATATTAACCTTTGCATAACATTACGATAATCTGTCATCCTCTTTAAACCAGTCTCAATGTATTTAATAAATCCTTCCCGAGTATCAAATTTAAAATCCTCACAAAAGGTATTACATATCTCAGCAAGCTTTTTACAATTTGCCCATTCCCGAGAATTACTTTCATTTATTTTACGAACTCCCCTATGCTTTAACTTTATACGAGTTGCGTATAAAATATCAGCAACAAGGGCAGCATCTCCCTTGGATGCTAGTAAAATGTTAGAAACTTTCTTAGTATTCTTATTGTTAGAAACTAAGACTGCTCTATGATTTATTGCCTCCTTTCGAGCAATAACAAAAAAAGCCTCAACTGGGAAATTATCTACCTCTAACTGAGATAGTATTTTTTCGAATTGATGCTTAGTTATATGAATAGAGGGGTCTCTCATACTATTCTCTTTCTAAGTTTACCGCACTTCTTACATTTTAATAAGATTATCCAACAATCAGTGTATTCAGTTTTAATTACCACCTCCCAATCATGAAGGCATAAATATTTGGCTCTTATAGCTTCTAATAATTGTTTCATACTTTCTAATTTTAAGTTATATATTATAATAGGAAATCCTTATTTCAATAGGCTACGGTTTTTAAGTATTCTTCTAATTGAGGTAGAAGACTTTAACCTTAGCCTTAATTGTATATCCCTTATATTAAGACCTTTATAATATAAACGTAATACTCTACGTTCTTTTCTTAGCGATAATTTATTATGGGGAGGCTTATTGTAATTTGGATGATTAGTTCCACTTGGGTGTTCTAAGAAATGGAAGGAATTATTCTTTATAGAATCCTTAACATTGTCTTTTTGTGTACCCCAAGCTAAATTTGCTAATCTATTATCTAAGGGGTTATCATTTAGATGTCTAACTATTGGGTAATTATTAGGATTAGGTATCCAAGCTAAAGCTACTAACCTATGTAAATACCCATAAACATATTTGCCTTCATCGTTCAAAAGTGATTGAGTATACTTCTTCCTCTTCTTACTCTCTAAAAGTCTGAAGGGTTTCTTTACCCAACCCTTGTTTAAAGTTTTAAAATACAGTATACCTTCTTTGGTAATGTAATATCGGGATAAACCCCACCTTGATAAATTACTTTTCATTCCGTAACTTAATTAAATCTTGATAACTCTGATATCTAGTTTTGTAAATCATTTTTAGTACTGCTTTCTTACCTAAGTCATTTACATCTCTGTTGTCTTTAAATAATATCACCTTAACTTTTTTATAAGCTACTAACTTAAGAGCTAGATTAATAGCATAATCCCTCGCATCAAAATCCAACAATATAATAAATCTTTCGCATTGGGATTTAAGTAACTCATTGACTTGGAATGCAGATATAGCTTTGCCCATTGTGGCAATTGCTCTATCCCCAATTGTGAGAGCATTAAGTGCCCCTTCGCAAATGAATACCGACCGATACATCTCCAACGCATCATGATTAAAGATGATAAATTGTTTTCCCAAACCGGTGATGTCTTTGTCTGGGTTATTATATCTGGGCCCTTTGCCGATAACATTTCGAGCATTGTAATACCTAAGTTGTCCTCGATAATAAAACGGGATGATAAGGTACCCGTAAGTCGTGCCCATTGTTCCATAGCCGATACCAAATCTTGAAAACTGGTCGGGGTTGAAGCCGCGTTTCTTGACATACCCTCGAATGCTTTTTGCAAGTTGGCTGTCTCCAAGCGAAATATTTCTAAATCCCTCAGGGAGATATACGGGCTTACTTTCGGCAAGTTCGATTTTCTCTTCTTTGAATTGCAGTTCATCAAATTGGCCATTGTTCAAAAAATTAATTAGTTCATGGTACTCAGTAAATCCTTCTATGTCCATTATTAGTTGAGCAGGGGAAGGATGGGCATTACATCTAAAACAATTGGTTCTATACATAGAAAGGTTAACTCCCATTTTTAATTCCCTATGACAGTATGGGCATACTGGGAGTTTCATCCAGCCTCTCCGATATTCAAAAGCACCTAATCTCTTGATAAAATAGGTTTTGAGCTTAGACTTAAACTGATTTGTTATTTTCATAAACTTCTATTTAAGTAGTGACTAATACTAGCTTTACTTAGCTTATACTTTTCTCCCAATTCTTTATTGGAGTAACCCTTGGCTTTATCCCTGATACACTGTTGTATATTTTCTTTCTGTGTACCCCAATAAAGATTAGTATGTATATTATTGCAAGGGTTATTATCTTTATGACATACATGAGGTTTACTCTCTGGATTAGGTACCCAAGCTAAGGCTACTAATCTAGAAGCCTGAATCCTTTTATGTTTATTACTATCTCTTAATATATGATATATCCTACCCCGATTGAGGGTACCTTTTAATAACATCCATACTTTTCTTTTAGGGTAGTATCTATATAACCTACTTCTCTTAGAAATATAATAATCGGGCCACCCTACTATATTAGAGATTAACTTTCTTTTAGATATCACCTGATTTCTTCTCATACTTTTCTTTATTTGCAGAGGGATTATCTTTAGAACTCTTCACCATAGAATCTAATACTCCAGAATACACTTCATCATATTGTTTACGTTGTTCCCTTGTAAATTCCGTACATCTTTGCCTTTCGACATCGCATTTGAATAATGCTCTACCGGAAGGAAGACCATCCCTTTGTACTACAATCTCTGAACGAAGGATATTATCTTTCTCTTCTTGCTCTGTACTGTTAAGACCCATAATGAATTGAGCATTACGTACAATGGCAATAGAACCAGATATATCGTTCTCATCATATTTAGTTGCTTGGTGTTTCTTACCTTCACGAGTAATATGATGAGCAGTCCATACAACATCTAAATGCAAATCCTCAGCAAGGTTCTGTAAGTCAATATATACGTTTGAGATTCTATCGAAATCCTCTTTATCCTTTGCAATAGAAGCAAGCTTCCCTGCATAGTCAACCATTAGTACCTTAATATCAATTCCCTGACTCCTAAGAGTAAGTATCTTCTCCCTTATATAATTGCAGTCAGTAATTAATGCAGGTACTCTTTCAACGATTAATTCAACTCCAAACCTTGCAAGTTTTCTTAAATGCTTAGCCTCGAGTTTATCATAATCTCCAGTATATAATTCCTTCTTAGTTTTATTGATACTGGATTGAATGAAACGGTCCATGATTTGTTCTTGACCATTTTCTGTATCCACATAATAAACTGACTTCTTCATTCTAAGGTAACCTCTTGCAAGGTTAACCATGAAGAATGTTTTCTTTGCTTTAGGTTTATCCAAGATTACATTGATTGATGCACCTGGGAATCCTCCCGCATTGGTTAAATCGTTTAGTTGCCTAAATGGGCATGGTACTACTGAGGGTTCTGCCTGCCTTTTAAATTGACGTTCAGTAACATCTCGAATCATGAATAAAGGTTCATCCTCCTGTTTAGGTCTACTTCTTTGTAAAACCTTCTCTACCTTTCTAGAATATTCTTCGTACTGTTCAAAGTTATCTAAGTCGAATGAATCATTTAAGTTCTTCATTTCAACATAAGTAGAGAACTGATAGATTTTCTCTTTAATATATTCTGAATCAGATAATTGAATTGAATAAAGATTTTTGATAACCTTCTCGATGTTTGGGATATCATCCTTAGTAACCAGGTCAACATAGTTTTTAGATTCTAGCATTTCTCTGAGTACTTGTTTAAGGACATTCTGTGAGGGTATCTTTCTTTGCTTCTTGAAGTATTTAAGTATACCCTCACAAATTAAGGAATGTTCGATAAGTACTAAGTAGCTTGGTTTTATTCTGCTTAGTACTAAACCTCCTTCCTTATCTTGAATAATGAACCTGAGAATCTCTAACTGAAAGTCAGGTGCAAAACTAAATTTAATTTTATTCTTTTTCATACATTATTATATTGCAATATTATATACTAATAGATTTTGATAGTCCTCATGTAGTTCTGAGAACTCATGTCCACAATATCTAGTCTTCTTATCCTCAGCCGCTCGGTGAAATTTTTTGATATTCTTATATTATATAAAATATATTTATTATATTTGCATAACGAAATACTTAAAGAATATGAGGAAATGTAATGGAAACAATGGTTCAGAGCTTCATAGATTAAAACCCATGCAGGATTATGATGAAGCAATGTTTAATCGGTTATACAAAGTTTGTAAGCCAGTTATTCGGAACCTTACCAAACAGATTGATTACAAAAGGTTTAACCTTACGCCAGATATAATATCTTCTTATTTCTGGGATAAAATGTTATTTGTTTTTAATAAGTACTACGGTACTTGTAGTGAAGAACATCTTAAAGCAAGAATCCTTTCTTCTCTTGCTACATTTAAGAATAAGCTTCTTCGATTTGCCTATGGAGAGATTGCAGAATACAATCAGAACCTATTTAAACTTGAAGACTTATTTGATAATGATAAAGAGTTAGAAGATGACGATGAAGAGGTTAAGGCTAAGGAAGAAATGCTTGAATTATTATATAAGTATATGAAAGAGAAATTATCTCCAGATGCTTATATGGTATTTGAAGTATTACTTACTCCACCTCCTTATATTAAAGAACGAATTAAAGATGGAGAAAGAATCACCAATATAATGCTGGTTGAGTTCTTTGATATGCCTAGAACTAAGAAGTCGGTTAAATACATAGGAGAACTCAAACAAGATATCTTATATTGGGAAGAGAAAGCTAAAGAAGAACTTCACTACTAAACACAAAAGAAAAGGGGCGTTTCCCAACGTCCCTCTCCTATAATCCATAAATTAAAAGTTCTTTGTCAACAATATAAGTAGTTAAGACATAATATTATAGTTTTATAATGTATGCCAGTACGTAGTAAGGTGGCCTATTTTCGTGAGGTTGACCTCCACCTGCAGCCCTGGTATCATGGTCCCATAGGCATACATAAGAATTATCTCTATCAGTTTTATTACTACCAGAAAGGTTATTACCAATCCATTGAGTACCATTAGCTCCCACCAAATCTGAATGAGCCTCGATAAAGTAAGCATCTGCGAAATTGTGAACGTGAGATGGAATCTCTTGAGTTGAAAGAGTTACTTTTTCTTGGCCACCCGTATTACCAATCAAATTGTAATCCTCATTACCCGATGACCAGCCAACAATAAACTTACCCGATAAGTCTGGTGTCTGTAAGTCTTCTACAATCTGACCATTACATAAAGCCCAACCTTCTGGTACAGAAACTCCATTCCACATGGCAATTAGTCCTCTTGGTATATTAGCTCCTGCCATACCACCAAGCTTTTCATCAATGTAAGCCTTGATATCAAAGTTTGGGAATCCTTGCAATAGTCGTAAGAGAGTTTCTATATTGGCTTGTTGCATTCCATGGATAGCAGTATTATATTCTACTGGTTGGGGAAACTTTCCTGCATAAGGAACAATAGAATATTTCTCTACTGAGTTATCCATTGAATTAGTACCTTGCCCATATATACCAATTAATACCATTGAGGATTTGTCTACCAAACCTTGAGATACTGAAGCCATAGCTCTATTCACTAGAGACTCATATGATAATTCATTATCTTCTAATACATTTGTTTTTGACAGGTTTCTAGAATCCTTGGGTGTTGGGTATAATGGGTCTACTGATTTCTTGTACAGAGAATAGAACGAATTAGATTCATTCCAGAAAGCTCTGAACTGTACTGGGTTCTGTACAGGCTCTTCCAAAGGTGTATGGTAAGCAAATACAATCACATCCTCATTAGAACCCTTTGAGCCTTCAATATTAGGTATACTAATATTAGCACTATCAGAAATATAGATTGTACCATCCCTTGCTATACAACCAAAATTTGTATCTGGTCCTTCACCAGAATCTGCAGCTTTAGTCATATACCTTGAAAGGATTCTATCCTTTATTGCTTGATATGCAGGAGAAGTAGGTTCTCCATTAGGCAAGAGAGTGATTGCATTATTTACAATCGTTGCAGAACCAAATCCACAAAATGGGCCAATGCCTACTGGTGCAGCTATAGCTTCAGCTGCATCCTTAGACTTTATTATACCTTCATAATCAAAATAGGTTTTCATAATGTATCTTTGTTATTGTTATTACTCTTATATTCTTTCGATTGGTTTTTCATATCTTGGAAAGCCTCTCCTACAGCCTTGAACTTGAAGGTTATCAATTTCCAAAAGATAGACCAGATACTGTACTTCTTTTCTACACCATGTAAAGTACAGATATGATTATAAATACTATCTATTTCAAAACAGTAACATAATACCATTACCGTTATAGATACTGTTATTGGATTTAATCCGTAAGGTTCTCCGATGGCTTTACCTATTACGGCACCCAGTAAGATGTAACACAGGTAATCAATGATTTTATTAAAAGTTCTTCTCCCGGCTCTAGATTTTCTTATTTCAATCTTCTTTGCCCTACTTGCAGATATCCCAAACCAAAAATCTGTAAGTATTAGTACAAAGGCTAATAAAATCATCCACCTCAAATTAAAGATAATGGCATAACATTCAGAAGTGAATCCAATGATACCAGTTTTAAATAATGTGTTAAAAGAGCTGCTTTCCATTTTGTTTATTCTATTTTAAGTGACCATTCTGTTCCTTCCGGAACTAATATATTAATACCTTGTTCCGAAATATCATTGGATTCCCAAGTAAGTTCTGTCTTATCAACTACATCCAACAGGTTTACTATGAATACTGCTTTAACTGCAGGATTAGCTTTCACATAGAAAGTATATTTACCTGGTAAATTAGTAAAGAATTGATAAGGGCTTGGATGAACCACATCCGGAGCTGTCTCATATACAATATCTGAAACTTCTCCAGTATCTGAAGTACAGGTTACGATAGTAGATACTTCTTGTACATCTTTGCTTAGTTCTGCACTTACTGGATTACAAGTTAAAATATACTTAGGTATAACATCCTTAATCGTAAGGCTTACTACTGAACCTTGATAATAAAACCCATAATTACCTGCTTTATCGAAAGTGATAAGAGTGTTCGAATTGTATTTCTCAGATGAACCCTCTAAGTCAATCCCAGTTATCATACTACCACCATCTCCCCAACGTAGGTAGAATTGGCAATTCTTGGATTTGGTTAATTGATAGCCTGCCTTGATATACTTTCCTGCATCTGCTTCAGCTTCAGAGTAAGGTTCTAATTCATACCAATTCTCATCCTCTTCATTCAGGGGTTCTAACCACAAGTAGGATTGAGGAGTAGGTATATAAGCAAGTACTTCTACTTCTACAGACTTACTAGCATCACCCACCGATTCAAATTTATAACTTCCAGCCTCATTAAATTGGTATTCTGTACTTCTACCATAGTAGAAATCAGGACCAACTACATAGCGATTAGTTAATTCTAAAGTACCAAGTTTTACCCAAGTACCTTGGGTATTCTTTTTGTAAATGGTCACCTCGGTATCAAAATAACTACCTAAGTTTGCACTTTCGAAAGTAGAATAATAAATACCCGATGTAACCCAAAGATTAACTGATGCAGAACCTTGAGCATTTAGGTTTAATCGTTTGTTTGATACGCCTATATCGTAGTTAATCGTATAACCTAATCTGTAAGCTACTACTGTACCATAATTACTAGCATTACCTGAGTCATCTTTAGTACATCTAAATTGGAATGTACCAGTAGTAGTTGGTGCCCATCTTTGACCATTATGAACTAAAATACCGGGGTCTGAAATACATACGGCAATAAGTTGACTTGTATCTTCGTTAGGATCTGAAGAACGAATAGTTATCAAAGACTTTTCACCGTTGGTAAGATTTATATTCCGAGGTTCACAGAATACCGTATAGTTAGTAGCAATTGCCGTTACCTTTAGAGTAACCTTCTTTGCTGGGAAGTCTGCAATAACCCATTCATATGTACCTGCAGAGGTTATTTCCCAAACAGAACCAGAATCTTTAGTTTCATAGGTATTAAGTAACTGTACGGATACAGGTTTAATATTTCCCTGATAATTCATATTTGCAGTTACCCTTACTTTGATTACTGGATTAGTACCTGTAATTACTAAATTATCTGGGTCTGTTCCTCCTTCTACCAAGTCGGCATATATGTGATAAGATTTAGTGTAATATTCTAAACCTATATCTACATAGGTAGTTACTGAAGTATCTTCTACACTTCGGAAATAATATCTTTGGTCACCCTTTCTTGCATAGAAAATAGAACCACTTTCGTATTTCTTTGAACTCCATTTATTCTCAGCTGGGTCATATCCAGTTACCTGATACCTTAAATCGGCATCATCATAATCTGATGTAACTATTACTCTAATAGGTACTTCGGTTATATGCCCAGTTACAATCTTTGCAGGACTGATAAGAGGTTCAGCTATAATTTTATAATTGTAAGCCAAATCAAATCCATAAACAATCTTCCCAGATACATTGTATGGTAAGAATCTATCGAATAACTTATCAATTGATTGTTTGAAAGCTTTGAACTCTGGAGTGGGGGAAGTAAACCCATGACCGCTTATAGAAATACCTACCTCTATACATTGAGCACAACCATAAATCTTATCATAGTTGTATTTGTCGTACTGAGAATAATCGGTATCATATAAGGGGTCTACCTTTTCCCATTTATCCATCTCTCCATCGGTTGGGTCTGTAATTGTACAGGTTAGCCCATACATATTAAAAAGAATTTCGAAGAACTTTCTTGAGCCACGAATCTTAAGTAATGAGATTGAATACTTTAAGATAGTTCGAATCTGTTCATCACTTAAGTTGGGAACTCCCTTGTGTTCTCCGGTTCTAGCAAATGGTAATGCTCCCAAGAACTCCCAGAGGTAATTTAAATACCTCTGCTGAGTTTTATCGATATCGATTATATCTAGAATATTATCAATATCTTTAGTTATATCTTCTTGGAAATAGTTACCACAAATTTCTAGAAATCTTTCTAATATGCCCTTACCGTCGACTTTATAAGTATCTTGCTCTTTAAATTCGAAAGGTAAGAAATCAATTAGGTTTTTAAGATTTGTCATACGATTTCATTTACTTTAAGTGTTAACTGACTTGAGTCTTCGAATACCGGAATATTATAACCTGGGTCTGTATAATCCTTGTTAGGTTCTGCAATGGTTATGGTATATCTAAATCCGGATTGATAACCATTGTTCTGGATATCCAAGGCAAATACAAATCCATTTATAGTATCTCTAATCTGTGTAGTCTTACCCACTTGGCCATCATAAGAAAAGCCTCCCTTAACTGAACGTACTGTAAACTGAGTACCTGAAGAGAAAGAGATAAAGTAAGACATACTACCATTAGCCTCGTCTAATTGGAATTGACCAAGGATTAATTCCTTGTTACCATATACGGTAGTAGGCCATGGTTTAGTATAGAACTTCTTCAAGTGTAAATAATCTACTGATTCAAGATTATCTATGAGTGCATAGATATCAGAGATTCTTACGCTGCCACCAATGTCTGAGTTCTCCGGAGAATAAGCATTAAATAATGCACTAAGAATCTGTGATTGTATTTCTGAAGTTTTATAAGACTTCTTCCCAGTAACTTCTACATCCAAGATAATATTTACTTTACCTGCAGACTTAACGGTTAACCAAGTAGTAAGTGGTGAGTTCTGATGTAATACATCATATACTTTTTGAATAAGGTTAGAGTCAGCAGTAGCACCATTATCAGGAGATATATAAACGATTAGTTTTCTACCACATTCGTATTCTGCCTTTGCCTTACTAACCCCATCAACCAGTTTAGCTAAGTCTATGAAGTCCTGTTTGGTAATAGCTACTCCCATAGTCTTTACACTCAAAGGTATGTGTTCCTTGAGCATACTAAAATTCTCATAGGATGAACCTCCCCCTGCAGCATAAGTATTAGATACAGTAGCATCTGTTACTGATGAAGATATAACTGAAGGTACAGAAGTAATCATACCAGATTTTACATTACCATTGATACCAGTAGTAAGGTAGAACTTAACCTCAGATATCTTGGCATTAGCTGCAGGCTTCTGTCCATATTTACCATCACCAAATAAGATATATGGATTTAAAGCTTCATCCATAGTAACCATGAAATGTTTATCGGTGGGTTTTGAATAAGCAAAGGTATTTACCAATACCCAAGATTCTCCACCAATCTTCATACTCATAGTTCCATGTTCGTAGTACTTACCATTAGGTAATGTACCCAGGGTAATAGTTACCCTTTCATCTGAAGGTATAACCATTCCATTTATCTGGCTTTCTGTATATAATTCATGTTGTACAACTGGAACTTTACAAGTAGTTACATTAGCATACCAAGTTACATCCCTAGAAGATAACCATTTGTTACCATTAGAATCTGTAAATAAAGTTCCAGAAGGTATAGTTAATTTAGCACCAATAGAATCTCCAGATACATCCCTGGATACTACCAAATCTACTGATGCTGCAATAGCACCTCTTGCATGATAATCTACCAAAGCTCCATGCCTAACTACTGAACTGTATTTACGAGCAGTAGGTAAGAAGGATTCCCTTGCCATATTATCAATGTAGTAGTGAAGAACTTCGGCAATTGCCGCAAACAATGAAAGGATAATGATTAATATATTTCCTTCCGAGTAATCAGTTACGAGTACATTGCCATCTTTGTCTTTGATATTCGTAAGTGATTCTATCAGCTTGGCCTTAATCTGTTGGTAAGACCTCTGATAAGGGTTGAGCCATTTATTAGTGATTCCCATATTAATAAGAGTTTAATGAATTTTCATTTTTATCATAGGTCAGGTACAGGTACTGACTAGTAGAAGTTTCATTAACTACATAATGAACTTCTATGTTTATTTTAGCACCTTGTCTAGAAACGGTGATACCCTTAAAGGTAATCCTTTGTTCCCATGCACCAATTGAGCTTTTAATAAACTCTTTAATAATAAAACTTAGGGCTTGTGTATTTGGCTCTTCTATACATTCCCATAGGCGATTCCCAAAGTTTTCCTGTCGAAATCGTTGTCCTATTAAATAATACATTATAGAGCTTATATTATTTCTTACCAAAGCCATATCACCATTAACAGGATACCAACCTGTTTCACCCTTTTCGTTTCTTGTAAGTTGAATAGGGAATATCATACCCTTTCCAACAATGTTAGTAAGATAGTTATCCATTAGTGTATACATTTAATGTCCTCATAATCTTCTTGTTTGAAAGTAGAGAACGGTTGACTTGCTTGAGTTACGGTAGGACCTGAAGAACCGGGTCCAGTAGTTACACCCGAGTGTACGTGAGAATTGAATAAAGTTCTTAGAGTTTCCAGTTCTTTAATGGTATTATTGAGTTTCTCGGTTAGTTCTTTGATATTAACTACTCCTTGATTCTCTCCCTTATTTAAGATTACTGTATCACCAGAACCTACACTTACATCTCCTTGTGCTTGAATAGAAATGTTTCCCTTAGCAGCAATGCCTACATCTCCATTTATATAAACAGTTAGCTTTCCATTATCATCATCAAGTACCATTACATTTCCTTCTGGAGTTATAATACCCATTTTATTAGGACCATCCAAAGGGTCTGGTATTTGTTGTAGTCCCCAACCATGATATTCCCATAGGGGTTTAGTTGGGTCTCCAAATTCAAAAGTAACAAATACTATATCTCCAACCTTAGGAGCTAAGTACTTGAACCCATTGTTGATAGAACCATGTTGGCCTTTTGCATAGGCCCATGTAATAATTCCACCCATGACTTCTGGACAGCATACCTTGATACGGTTCATATGTTTCTCCGTATCATTATTATCTACCACTATGCCACGGTAGACAGAGTAGTATCTACCTAAACCTTCGATACCCTCTTCTGTTAATAGTTTAGCTGTTGAGTACATTATTTCTTGTTGGATTTATATCGTTCATAAGCTTTCATTGCCCAATTAAACTCATCAAAGTTATACCTTTCTTTCATAGAAGGAGTAACCTTCGATTGGTCTGCCTTTACCACATTGGTCTTACCATAGATTGCTGTACCATTTGAAGTTACTACTGTACCTTCTGTACGAACTGTACCTGCAGCAAGAGCCTGAGGGTCTTTAGCATTTATCTCATCATAATAGAACTTATTCTGTAAGAACTCTCCTGCACCTTTCTTATCGATAATTCTACCCTTATCATCCATGTATCTTTCTACGAAGTATACTACTTCATTGTAGGTAAAGTCATGTACAATATCGGAAGCATTAGCAGTATTCTTCTTGTTCTTACCAAAGTCAGTTTTAGCAGAATCCTTAGCATCATTACTTACAATGTCCTGAGTACTAAGTTGGGTCTTAGATGTAGTCTGTCCATCCCTTGCATTATTCTTAACCAAGTCTAATGTACAGAGATAACCTTGACCTGCATCCATTGAATGTTGTACTGACTTGATATACCAAAAGCCTGACCACCTTTTTCCTACATTCTCTAAAGATATTATCTGAGAAGATTGTAATGAAGGTCTACCTACTACAGTCATTTGGCATACCAACTTTCTTTCGGATATCTTAAGACCTCCATTGGCATTAGCATTCATTGCCCAAGTAACCTTATCTGCTCCGCCGTATCTACTAAAGAGATTATGATATAACTTATAGATTGGTACTAAGAATGGTACCTTCTTCATTCTTCGTATCTTAACTTTAGCTTTAACCTTTCGAGTCATAGTGGGTGTAGTAACTCCATCTCCAGAATACTCTACTTTATAGGTATCAGGGTATACAGTAATATATGGATTCTTTTCCATTGCAGATATACCTCTCTGAGATTGGTTATCTATCATTTGTTTTTCATAAGGATTACTTGAAAAAGTTCTGATATTCACCATGTGAGTTATAGTTCCACCTTCTGGGTCATATTCTCTTGGGTCTACCCATTCTTCTGCAAGGTATTCCATTTTATATTCTCCAGTAAATAGGTATCTTTCGTTTTCTAGTAATTGCCTAAGATTACTTTCTAACTCTTTACCGTTCTTAGAGTTCTTCAAGATTTGCTGAATAACCCTTTTCTTATCGTTCGGTAAATTGTTTACAGCAGTATTAATTGCTTCTCGATATTGCTCAGTACTCAGATTATCTAAAGCCTCTTGTTTACCTGCATTGTAAGCAACATAGGGTTTCTGAGAACCATACTCTTTCATTGCAGAATTATACTTTTGAGCTTTAGCTCCATACCTTTGTTCAGCTTCCATCTCGGCAGCAATATTAGTAGTAGGATGACTACGATAATCTTCGTAAGGTACACTACCATAATTTACTACCATTGTATTATCTACTTGAGCTACAAATGGTTTGAGTAAAGTTACTTCCTCTTTCTCTTTTTCAGGTTCTGTGATATCTGTTGAACCTACAATTAAACCTTTATCTTCTGGGTCTAAGGCTTGAGTTAATTGAGCCTTTACCCTTTTGGTTACTTTCTGAGTAGCGAATGATACTCTAAGTACTTCTCCATTTTCTGATTGGTAAATATAATTGTATTCTGGTTCTTCTTGAAACTTACGGTTGTGTATGTATATTACACCATCCCGGGAATCAATATACCAAGGACCATTTGCATACCCTTTCATCTTTTGTTCTAATTGAACTAAGATGTTATTTCCTATTAATCCCAAGTCACTATCTATCAAGGACTTTAAATCACTGGGCATAGCTACTTGAGCTACTCCACTAAACCGGTTAGCGTAAAGTATCTTTCCAGTAGTAGTTCGACTTTGTTCTGTCGGGACCTGTAGTGACTCGTAAACTTTATTACTTATTACTTGTTTAGCCATTACTGAAATATTTCTATGATTACGCCTATATCATTGTTACACCCATTATCTAAGAAGTTGGATAAACTGTGTTCTGATAAATCCGAATGAGTATAAGGTGGTTGGAATCTTAAATCTCCAACTGTATCTATACACTTAATCGTCACATGAGTACCAGTAGAATCGAATACACAATCCAAATCTCTAACCTTGATACTTCGTACTGGGCTAGAGATAAATTGACCATCTGGATATATGTATCCCCACTGAAGGTAAATAATTGAGCTTTCCTGGAGATCTTCGATATCTACAGTATCGGGGTCTCCAGTATCAAATGTAATGGTAGCTAAGTTCTCTTTCTCCTCATCATACTTGTAGCTCCAATTACTTATATAAGCGCCAAGAGGTATGCCAGTAATGGGATTCATTATAGGCATACCTCCAGAATTGAACAGAGCCATGTAAGGTGTTGCTGTTCCATTATAAAGTATTGGTTGGTTAGGTTTTCTAATTTCAGCCATACATTGGTATTCTTAAAATTTGATAAGGTTCTAATTCTTGAAAAGGGTTCAAGATATTATTAGCTTCGGCAATCAAATACCACTTACCAGAATCACCATAATAACGATAGGCAATATTCTGTATAGTTTCTCCATCCAATACAGTATGTTGTTTATCGTTATTAGTATAAGGAACGTTTGGGGAAGTTACCTCTAATGAATAATCTCCCTCATCATACTTAAGAGCAATGGCTCCATCATAGGGACTTGCTCCTGTTAGGTATTGATTTAAATCTATCATATCTGTATTCCTTTCGTATTCTTTAAATCTTCTTCAGTTACAATGTCTTGATAAGATAAGTTATAAGCACTTACTCTCTTGAAGATTAATTCTTGGGTTGCAGCTGCAGGCAATAACTTTAAATCCTCGATTGTACTTGACTTACCTGCTACTCTAGTCCTTGAGGCATTCCTAAAGTTATTCAAAGTATAGGTAGCAGATGTAAGAATGTATTGATGATTATCAAATATACCAGAACTACCCCATTCGATTTTTAGAATCGGAGGGCTTGCCTGATAAGCATTTGCCTTAGTCCACATTTCCAATAGTCGGCATTTAGTAATTACCTCTTTTGGATTATCAGGGTCATTACAGAACCAAGATACATTGAATTGAATTATATCCTCACTACCAGTAAAGTGATACATAGGAGTATTACGTCCCATAGATTTAATCGTTGCCCAAGTAGTTTCTCCTCGAAAATCAATTGATGGTGGTCTATTTTGAAGAGTGATATATTGATATGGGCTAGCAGTAAGATTATAAATCACTACCTGATTCATGTTTCTTATCTCTGGCATTACCAAGAAAAGTTCTTTATTCTTTGTAACACTCTGACCTTTAGCTGGGTCCATTTCTTCGTATCCAAATGGAACTCCACCTTCTATTTGATGTTTTAATTCCATTCGATATTGAGCCTGAATCCTTTGATTTAACTTAGGATTCTTTGAATTAGCTCTGGGTCCGAATGGGTTATTTGGGTCATATACTTTACCCTTATCTGCAGTATCTTTAGGCAAGGTTGAAGTTGCCCTATTGAGATAGATTCTGGCCCTCCAAAGTTTATTTAAAGGGCCAGTAAGAACTCCTGCAGAATCTCTGGTGAGGTCATTGTATTTTTCAACAACCCCACCTGCTATTTGATTTAATATTCTTGCCATGATTGTTTAGTTTAATCCTAAAGATATACCAGTAAAATCCTGTTGACCACCAGGAGCAAAGTCTCCAGCTTCGTTTCCATCTACTGATATATTAATTCTTGAATCCTTGAATCCATCTCTGATTGCACCTCTAACTGCATCAATAAATGCTTGTTGGTTTCTGTCTTGAATAGAAGCTTTGGTTTCTTCTGAGTTTAATGCAGCAGTGTTATTATCTACAGAACTTGTAAGACCACCGATTACTTCGATTAATGCAGGAATAGCTATAGAAGCTAGTAGTCCCCAAGGCCCACCTAAGAATCCTAAAAGTCTACCACCAAGTAATCTAGCACCAAATCCCATAGCACCTTTCTTAGCAATCTGTTGGCCTGCAGTTTTAGTTACATTAGAACCTATTGCTGTACCAACTCCCATAGCACCTTTCTTAGCAATCTGTTGGCCTGCAGTTTTAGTTACATTAGAACCTATTGCTGTACCAACTCCCATACCTGCAAGTGTACTCATTGAAGTAAATCTTCCTCTTGCATCTCTTGCTACTACAGTACCTTTCTTGGTTTTACCTATGGTACCTCCCATTGGTAATGCAAAGAATTTACCTGGAGCCATTTGCATAGCAGTCATCCTCATCATCATTGCAGAGATATTTCTCATATGACCTTCAAGGATAGTAGCTTGAACATTAGTTCTTACCATACCTTCTGCCATACCATTAGTTTCTGAAGTAGCTAAAGCCTGGAAGGTACTAATCATCTTGATAGTACCCTGAATAAACTTAAATCCCTGATATAGAGTACCTACTACTGCACCAGTTGCAACTACCTTTACCAAGAATTTACCTGCCCAAGTTTCTTGCATACTGTTAATAATTCCCAGGATACGAGAACCAAGTTTTAATACTGGGTTAAATACTTCGGCAAGAGTTGAGCCTGCAGTTACAATAAAGTTCTCCCAGTTTGATTTAAACTGTTCGATAATACCTGCAGGAGTTTGTAATCTTTCTTGAGTTAAATTTTCTACTGTACCCCTTGCACCTGCAACCTTATCCATAAGTTCAGTAAGCTTATTAGCTCCAGTCCAGTAATCCTGAAGTAAAGCTGAGGCAGCTCTTGTACCACGAACTCCAAAGATATTAAACAGAGCAGAGGAGATATCTATTCCTCGTTTACCTCTAAGTTTATCTCCCAATATAGATATAATCTTATCTAATCTCAAAAGATTACCCGAGGCATCTACTAGAGTTTTTGGGTCAATGCCTAAAGATTTTAGCATCTCACCACCTCCCTTTTTCTGCCCGGTTATGGAAAGTGTTAAATAGCGCATCATGTTTGCTAATGCAGTACCAGCTGATGAAGCTTGGATACCTTGATTACCAAGTACTCCAATGGCTGCAGCTGCATCACCCATACTGATTTTAGCATTTCGAAATTCTGCTCCTGAATATTGGAAAGATTGGGCAAGGTCTGTTAATGAAATATTTGCAGAAGTTACTGCAGTTGCCAATTGGTCTACTACCTGAGTAGCATTTTGTGAAGGTATATTAAAGGTCTGCATGATGTTAGTCATCAAGTCAGCAACTCCACCTTTCTGACCAAGAGGCATACTGAAGATAGAAGCTAGCTTAGCTGCAGGGCCAATCATTCTTTCGATTTGCTCTACATTGTTACCAGCCATTGCCAAGTACCTTTCGCCTGATGCAATATCTGCAGCAGTAAGAGGAGTTACCTCATTGACTTCTTTGGCTACTTGCATTAGCCTTGCCTGTTGAGCAGCATTAGCTCCAGACATTTTAGAAGCTAAGAATACTTGGTCGTATACTCCTGCAGAATATTGGTAGGCCCTTGCCATACCTCCAACCAATTCTTTTCCAAACTCAAAAGCATTAGAAGTTGACATTTGAATACCTCGATTCCAGGTATTCATATCGTTCATCATTGTTCTAAATGAGTTCGATATTCTGCCAGCCTCATTAGAGAATCGGTCTCTTAATACCATTGCAACACCGACCTCGACTAAGCTTCTTCTGTCTATCATTTTCTAGTTTTCTTTTTTAAGTTTTCATAATACTCATCGGCTATATCCTTAAATCTTTTCCTTTCTCTATACGGAAGACGCAAAAAGCTGAGATAGTCAATGGCTACCTCAGCTCTACATATATAAGTAAATGTACCTGGGTGGTCTACGCTTCCGTCAGGTAGAAAAAAGTCGGTGAAAGCATTATAGGATATTTATCAATTCTTCCAGGTATACTTGGATGTTCTACATCGGTGTTACCATCGAAGACTGGGTCATATTCAAATATTGTTTTACGAATCTCTGCAATGTCTCTTACTGAGAATAAATGGAAGCTTTCTACCTTTTCCCATTTACCATCAATCTGAAGATGTAAGTTCCTTGCAATCAATGCTGCATTACGAGTTTGTTTTTCTATTGGTAAAGTAACCAACATTCTTTCTCCTGCACCAGTAAGCAAATCAAATTTAACTACCTTACCTGAAGATAGAGTTACTTCGTAATCGGTAAGCTTACCTTGTTCTGGATAATAAGGGATAGCGTTTGGTTTTTCGGCCAATTCTTTTTCTGTAGGAAGTTCTCCGTAGTTATCGAATAACATTTCACTTAAGGATTGACCATAAGTTTGTACTCCACCATCTTGGCCCCAATCATATTCAAATTCTACTTCATCACCAAGTGAGAAGATTCTTGATTGGAATAAGATACAGTATCTGTCATTCAAAGGGATACGGTCTGCATCCTCTACCGTTAATCTACGATTAGGAGTAAAGTCGGTATCAACTACAATTGCCTGAATGAACTTAGTAAGGTTCATAAGGTTTCTTACATCCATAGGATTAGATAAGATATCCTCATCTGCACCATTCTGTTCCCTGATTGAGAATTTATAACCTGATGGGGTTATAAACTCATGTGTTCTACAATTTAATTCCATGTTTAAATAAGTTATTTGGTTATACTTTAGTTCATAGTGTTCACTGTAACAACAAGAAAGGGGTGAGCCCTTTCTAGGAATCCCACCCCTCCCACCTAAAAATCTTAGTGAAAATAGACTAAGCGTTTTTAATACTTATCTACAGTACCTACTGAGAATTCGATACTTTCGATAGTGTTTTCTGAAGCCATTCTGTCCAGGTCTAATCCCGTAATCTTACATGGCCATACCTCTTCGAAGAGGTGGGTGTTAAGTACGGAAACTCCATCTTCAGCAAGTTCATTTACGATTACATTTTCCCAGTATTGGCTTGGTACCAAACCTCCACCAGCAATCATATCTTGGCATGAATAAAGCCAATCATGAAGCCATGTATCTGAACCTGCAGTAGTTAAAAGTTTACCTACTACTAAGTTACCTACAGTAACTCTACCGGCAGTTTTAACGTCTCGGTTAACGTCTCCATGAGCAACCTGGTCAATCTCTACATCTGGCAAAGTACAAGTTTGGAACAGATAAGTATTGATTGGGTGCTTAGGGAATGTGATACTCCAAAGGAATTTCTTTCTTGGATTCTTTACTTTTGCTCCCATGTTTTCTTAATTTTATTCGTTAACGTCCTGAACAGATACGGACTTGGATGCCTGGTCAATATAGATGCCCATAGTGATTTCTTGCATCGGAACGATATCCTTGAATTTCAGGATTGCTTTGTATTTACCTTGACGAACATCGGCTTCATTGTTAACCGATAAGTCATTGTACGAGTTAGCGTCTTGGTCACCCATCCAGGTGTATTCAGACATGGCATCTTCATCTACCAAGTTATCCAGCATTGGTTTAACTTCTAGATAAATCTTATTCCAAGTGTTCCAGATATTTGGTTCTTCCAAATACTTTTCTAGAATAGGTCTAAGATTCTTTTTGAGATACAGATTCAATCTTACAATTGCAAGGAATCTTTCTGAATCCTGTTTTACCTGAGAAGAAAAACAATGCCACAGCAAAGTTTGTTTACCTTGGTTAGGAACATCTTTGATACAGATTATATTTGCATAATTCTGTGCTAACTCATTGAGTTCCTTAGTTCTTGAAGGAGAACCATAATTTGGGCATACTGGACCATTACCATCATAGATAATGCCCCGATTCATACCAGCAAATGATTTCCAAGGTCCAAACTGAGAAGCAGAAGCATCTCCTAATCCTGCAATGGTACCAAGAACATCTGAATCTACCAAGTTACCGTCGGCATTATAGTATTTAATACCACCACCAAAGTAAGCAACATACTTACTGTTACCTACAGTACCAAGGCAAGTCTGAATCCAAGTGATGATTGATTTCAAGTCTCTTGGTTGGTCACCCTGAGTATAGTGAGTAGTATATTTTGGTACTTCAATGTAGTAGGTATATTCTTGCAGTTCTTTAACCATATCTACTGCAGCCTTGTGTACTTTAAGTACATCAGCGGATGCTTCAAGATGTTGGTCAATGTGTGAACAGAAGATTTGATATACATCTACATAATCCTTAACGAATTCCAGAGAAGCAATCCATTCGTCTGCCGTAGGAGTACTACCGGCACTACCAATTGTACCCTTCAATTTTACTCTATCGGCAGTGATAGCAGCACCATTGAGTTTAATATCAATTGGGTTTCTTGTCCCATCTACATCATCAGTTAACCATTTGATGAAGTTGTTCCAAGATTTGATGTTCTCTGTCTTTTCAGTTAATACCGGAACGATATATTCTGAGTTCTTTGCAAATGCACTCAGAGCAAGGTAATCTACAGAAGTATCATTGTTATCATCTGCAGTTTTGTAGGTTACTACTGGACCTTGTTCAAGTACCTGGCCATTAGCACTAATTACTTGATAGTAAACCGTGTTAGCCTGTTTGTAAATATTCACAGAGAAAGTTTCAGCACTACCAACTGGGTCTCCATATCCTTTAGTTACCAAACCAAAGCCAACAGCAACTGAACCAGAAGTAAACTTGAAAAGAGTAGAAGCCGTGGGTTCCTCTGGAGTTGCAGAAGCTACTACCGTAGAACCGTCTTCAGCAGCCTTAGGAGCAGATGCAGCTTTAGCTCTTGTTGCAGCAGATACTACACCTTTGGTTGCACCATTACCAAGTACACGAATAATACGAAGCTTAGAACCACCATTGAAAGCCTTTTCGATGTTTGATACAGAACCATCTGGTACTATCTCAGAACCAAAGACTCTTTGGAATTGAGAGAAAGATTGGATAAGTTCTGATGGGTCATCATATGGACCTTTAGTAGTTCTAGCCAATACACATGAAACTCCTAACATAGGAGTAGTTTGAAGAACGTTCTCGTTCTTAAACTCGAAATTTACAGATGGTGAATTAGGCATATTTATACTAATTAAGTTAATTACTCATTTATTTAATACCCTCTAGTATTGAGCTATTTTACGTTAAGGTTAAGTAAATCGGATTCTGGCTTTTCGGTTAGTCCAATCAATACTGAGATGTCTTGAATTGGTACAAGTTCGCCTTCTTCAGCAAGCTTCTCAGGTAATATACCATCCTTACAAGTATACTGATATACTTTTTCAAGTAGACCATGACTCTCATCTGGGTGGTCATAGTAATTACCTATTTCGATAAATAGGTTTCCTGTTGGTGCTACCCGACCATCTTCCCATTCTTCTAAGTTATTATAATAAGGTCTTACGTATCCTCGAGAAGGTAATGCTTCATACATAATACTATGAAGTAACCTCATATCGGCTTGAGTATTAGATACCAGGTGAATATCTAGAGTTATATCCTTCGTTTCATAAGGAAATTCAGATGCTTGGTAATTTCCACCCTCTAGTTTATCACCAATGATATATTTGTTCACACCTATATCACCATTATAGAATCCTTGTAGTTCAATGGTAATTCTAGGGCATGTCTTTGCACCCTTAACCTGATTGTTACCTATACCGTATATGGGAATGAATTTAGGCATAGCATCCTTATCTGCTTGAAACCTTTTTTCATTCTCTTGTGATAATGGTAAGTAGTCTTCAGGGTTAAGAGTTAAACCTTTCTTAAGTGCTGTTTGTAATAGGCAAATATAAAAGGTTCTTTCTACGATTTCTTCTGTATTTACCATATTATACTAATTGAGGTATTAATATTACATTAAACTGGTATGTACCACCATCAGTAAATATACATTCCCAACCTCCTGAAGTACTACCAAACATAGCTCCTGCATCTTTTCTTCCTCGGGCAGTTGCTGAGAAAGTAGCCTGTGCTGAATTAGCTATATTACCGTAGTCGGTAATCCAATAGTATAGTTTAGTACCGGAGTTAGTATCTGCAGCTTGTTGAGTTTGAGATATAGTAGGTATTTTAAAAGCCATTACCTCTTGTGATACTTGTTTTCCTTCTATGAGTTTACTTCTATACCCAGTAATACTAAATCCTGCTGAAGTTTCGTAAGCATTTAAGATTTGGTCTTTTGGTATACCTAAATTAACTGCAGTAGGTTCTACCCAGTATCTATATGATACTTCTCCAGCAGCTTGAGTTACAGTTACAGTTTTAGTTAGACCACCAACTTGCTTGATAGTTAAAGTTCCACTGAGAAGCTGTTCCGTATGATTCTTAGAAGTAATGGATACCTCTAGAGTCTTTTCTTCATTATCAGTAAATCTTAGTCCAGCAGTAAATGGAGGTTCCTCTAGGAATTCTGCTGTAACTTCTACATTTTCCCAATCTCCTTGGGGTGTACCATTAATCATTTCCCTACGTTGAGAAGTGATTGCCAAAGTATCAGAGCCACCCTTACCCAATATGTTTATGGCTTCCTTATCTACTTCTAATTTGTATTCGTAGTTAAGGCTGCCTTTCTTTTGAATAAGATTTACAGTCTTAGGTACTCCATTAACTGTAATGGTAAGGATGGCTTTTTTATCTGCTTCTGTATCATTCACTTTTAACGGATGTACCATTACGAGTGCAGGACCAGTACCAGATGTTTTATCTGCTTCAAAATCTGCCATTACTTTGTATATTTTCTAAGTTCTTTTCTTAATTGATTTCGTATCTCTTTCTCTAAAACTACGTTTCCACCTGCTGCCTCGAAAGCAGGTTTCCATAAAGGACGAGGTGGAAGATTACCATCTCTACTACCATACTCCAACATGATAGCAATTTGGTTAAGTGTTTTTCGAGAAGTTCTACCAGAGTATGTTATCTTCCTTAATCCTGGAGGAAGACCAACAAAGGTTCTATCTTTCTGAGTTACCATTGTAACTGACCTTGCATATTGACCAGTAAGGTTTAATAAAGTATGTGCTCCATACTTCTTAAGTGTAGCAGTAGCATGAGGAGGCCAAGAAACTTTGGAACCAGGTGGAGGTAGACCATTATTTAAACTACGCCTTACTATACGAAGAAGTTGATTGCCAAACTTTCTAGTACCTAACTCGTATCCGAGCTTCATGATACTTGGAGTCTTGGCAATCAACTTCTCAGCCTGACGTTGTTTAACAGGGTCTACATAAATCTGAATATCACATAGATTATTCGAGAGGTTTATGTTAACCTTTCTGCTTGCCATCTTTATTCTTATTTAATCCCAACTCACTGGCAATCTTCATAAGAATATCTTGTTGCATGGATAACTTCTCTGCTACTTCGGTTTTAAAAGCCTCGAACTCTTCTTGCTTATAAGCCGGAGCTGGTTGTTGTTGAGGAGTTAGCATACCCTCGATTGTATGAAAGATATTATCACATTCAGTAACTACTGCCTCATATTTCTCTCGGTTATTGAGAATATTTACAGCAGTAGTCCTTTGGATATTTACTTCGTTTACGATATTGCGTAAGTCGGTAGTGTAATAAACATTATTATAAATACCCTCTAGCAGCATCAGAAATATCTTTATAGATACCTGCCTTTGCTTCCTGAACAGTAGACTCTACTTTCTGAATGTCAGCTTTAGTGTCATTGATTTTGTCCCATACAGAAACTGCAGCAGCACCAAAGCCACCACCTAACAATGCACCACCGACTGCACCCCAACCGGAGCCCCAGCCTGAATTGCGTCCATTACAACAGCAACCATCATTACAACAACGATCTCTGTCGGCTACCACTACGGTGCCTTCTCCGGATTTTAATTCCATAACTTTTAGAATTTAATTGTTAAACATAAAATGAATTAATTAATGTATAGGCCTATACGTATATAAATGACGCAGTATTATTTTATTACATATCGGTTGAGTTACCCGTAAATTAACTCAAAGTAGATAGTTGGATAGTCTGGATTCTTTGGAGTAAGGGTAATAGTTGCAATGGTAGTTCCAATTTGTGAATAAGAAGTTCTTAATGCTACATTTACTCTTATACCTCCTCCAAAGGATCCACTCTCATAAAGTATTTCTGGAGTAATTAAGAAATAGGTATTCATACCAGGAGAATACTCTATACTCAACTTATAATCCTGTTGAGAATATCCAACTGATAAACCCTGGTTAGTTTCTACCTCAGGGTAAGCATTCTCATCAATAGTTCTTACTTGGATATTACTTAACCTAGCTTTCATAGGTCTACCAGTTTGAGGCCTCCCTGTAATATTACAGTTTATAACTCCAGTAGCAGGTAAGTTACACCAAACTCCGGTATATCCTCCGGGAGTCATATCCCCTATGTCAGTAGTATCTGAAGAATCTGGGCTATACCATTGGTAAATAAGGGGGATTTGATTACTATCACCGTAAGAGTAATAGTTACCCAACTCTGCATGAAACTCTTGTTTAATAGTTACAGGTTTAGTCTGAGTTACGTATAGGTATAACCTTTTATTTGATGGATTAC